CCCAAGAAAAGGTTCTTCACACGTCAACCCCATTATACAAGAGAGATATACAACAACTAAGTGAACAACAAAATCAAATAAATCCACAACTTGTACCGGCACAAAATAAAATAAAGATAAGAGAAAAAAACCCACAAGAAAATGTAATTACAACCGCCGAAGAACAAAAAGAAAAAGGAGAAGAAGGAGAAGAAGGAGAAGAAGAAGAAGACGAACTTCCACCTTTAGTACCTTTAGAATCAACAACTACAACTGTAGTTCCTTACAATCCGAATGCACCAACTACTACTATTACGCCACAAGAGAATCAACTTGTTCTTTATGAATCTCCATATTCTAACCTTATAAAACAAGAAAATTTTATTCCTATCAAAATTTATTGGGATTACTCTACAGATTTAAAAAAATCACCATTCTTGCAATCTGTTAGAGATGCAGTACTTCTTAAATTTCACATAACTGACCCTCTTTATGATGTAACAAAAATAGAAAAAAAACAAATGTTAATGCTTCCTGCACCAAGTAAAGAGACTAATGAAGAGATAGGAAAAATGCTTGCAATTAGACCTACCGGTGAAGTTAGTACACAAGTACAACAATTAGATGATGCTTTATTACAAATTAGTGAAAATTTAAATGATATTGAAAAAAGCAATAAATATCCTCATTTTATTGCAGAAAACTACACTCAACCAGCCATTATATATAGTTATTTATATTACATTACACCCATTTTAAGTCAACAAATACAACTTCACACTCCATTAGATAAAATATTAAAGTTTTGGAAAGATTCTGTTTCCATTGAATTACAAAATGCCATTATCATCCAACAAAATGGAACCCGAGATATTCCTTTTGATGCGACAGAATTGTCATTATCATTAATAAAAAGTATTAACAAACCTTTGGACCCTAGCATAATACAATTTACAAATAACTTATTTGATAATGCTCAAAAACAATTAGTATTGTGGAGTACTGCAAAAGATGAATCATCTATGTTAAATAATTATTATAGTCTTTTTGTTTTATTATTTATAGTTTTTGTTAGAATTTTTTATTTTCTTAATCCTAAACCAAAAAAAACAGAAGAAGTTGGAAGAGATGTTTTTGAATTATTAGTGGAAGATGAAGATGAAGATGAAGATGAAGATGAAGATGAAGATGAAGATGAAGATGAAGATGAAGATGAAGATGAAGATGAAGATGAAGATGAAGATGAAGATGAAGATGAAGATGAAGATGAATCAACTATAACAGATGAAGAATTAGATGAGTTAATACCAATAATCCCCACACCGCCACCAGATATCCCTGCTGGTATAACCGTTCCTGAAAATTTTTATAATGTATTGCGGATTCAGGTAGCAGCAAAAATGCCGTCAGAAACTATTTCCTATATTTGGGTTTATTCAACTTTTTATCAATTTAAAGAACAATATAAAGACTCTATTTTTCCTGCAAATTCTAGTAAACAAGAATTAGAAAAAAGGTTTAATGCTGACCCTAAACCAATAGAAAACTTGCAAGATAGACTTCAAGACTTGTCTACAAAGTTGTTACAATATTTTACGGAGTTTTTCAATGCAACCAACACTGTTATTAATAGTGTTGAGATTCGAAATACATTTTTAACAAATGTAACCACAACCGCTTACCAGTTAACTATGAATACTTTTACCAAAGGAACAAAAAAACAGATAACTAGTAAAATACGTACTAAAATACCAGATGTAACTCCAGATGAATGGAACAAAACAATTGATTTTTTAGATGAAGAAAATACAAAAATAATAAATGGAACATATGACGGAACACCAGAAGAAAAAATAAAAAAGATGGTAGGAGATATTTGTTCTTATACTGTGACGTATCAAGTGCAACATGGGTTAAATATAGAAATGATATCAAAAATATGGATGAGTTCTATCAATACTGTGTGTGACACGGAAAAATATAATAAATGTAACAGATCATCTAACTTAAAAGATATTTTAAATAAACCTGAATTTATCGATGCATTAAAAAATGCTTTCGTTAAAGTTTTAGAAGGAGTTTTAAAATATGATGAAAGTATCGATAGAAGCGAGAGAGATATTTTTTCAGATGAACAGACATATCAATTTATTAACGAAGTTAAAAATACTGCTATGAATAAAACTATTGATTTTATAAAGAAATCTACCGCTGGACCTAAAACGGTTACAATTAAAACAAATGATAAACCTCGAGGAATAGAACAAATTATAAGTGAATTGATTCAACAACAAAAAAAATATGTTGAAAGTACGAATGAGGATGTGAGTAAGTTATGGAAGACTGAAATGGAGAGGGTTTTTGAAAGGATTATAAAAACTACTATAAACCCAAATTTTATGGATAATATGAGCTTCACTGTAAATGTTGAAGTTGTTAACAAAAGTTTATTAAGAATGATAAAAAACAACAGTAAACAATCAAGTTATGCGTACATAAATAAATTCTTAAGTAATCTAAATATTTTGTTCGAAGTTTGTAATAGAAACTTAGAAATAAATATAGATCAAAATAAATTCGTTAATGATCTGGTAAAAACACTAAGAAAAAATATGTATATTACCCGTATTAAAAAGTTAATTCAAAAACAAAAAACACATATGAATATTGATGAAGTAAAGAGTGAATGGAAAACTCAGATCGATACTATTGATAATTTATTTAAAAATGACTTTTCTATGCCTCCTCATTCACTCAATAATTTTGATAAAATTGTTAATGCAGCCAACAAAATGATTGATTCTGATAGTGAAGAATACATTAATAATTTCTTAGAGTCATTGAAAGTAATTTTTGATAATTACTCTTTAAAAGACACTTCTGCGGATAAAGATACAACAATGAATATTTTCTTAGATAGTATTTTAACTACTTTGGAAAAAAAAATAGAACCACCAACACCAACACCAGGACCAACACCAATACCAGGACCAACGCCAGATATAGGTCCAGAACTAGAACTAGGACCAGGACCAACACCAACACCAACACCAACACCAATGACAGAAAAATATATTAACAAAATAATAACCTTAATAGATAGTCAAAAAAAAATATATTCAAATCAGGTAGATACAAATACTTTCATTAAGGATGCCTGGATTAGAAAAATTAAAAAAATATTGTCAGGATTTTTTGATTTTAATGATAGACTTGACCAATTTAATTTCCAATCGAATATTGAACCAAATTTGTGGCCTTTTGTAGATAAAATGATAGAAGATACAAGTGAAACAAATGTTTGGTCTTTTTTAATTGAATTAAACAAAATATTTAACGAAGGAAAAACAAAGTCCGATTTAAAAGATAAAAATAAAAACATAGGTTCCTTTCTTTACACTCTTTTGCTTGAATTAAGTAAAGACTTAAATCGATCGAAAACATCAGACACACAACCACAACCACAATCCCAAAGAAAAAAAGTTATAAAATGGTTTATTGAGGACAACTGTTATGGTGTCTTAGAAGAACAAGTGAAGAGAAAATTTAATAAAGAATACAGCAACAATTTAATAAATGATCTATGGGTATCAACAACTATATTTGTATGCAATAAAAACAATCTGAATTACCCCCGTCAAATACGACAAAATTTCATTTCAGTTAAATTGACTGGAACTCCAGATATAGATAATGATGAAACGAATTACCTAAACACACTTATCGACATTTTAGTTGAATTTTTTGTTGAAATAACAAAGGAAGATAATAAATTCAGAAATACTAGTTATCTTTATAGATTTCTTGATAAAGTAACAGATGGGGTCGTCTTTCTTATGGTAAATCCGAATCTACCTAATAGATACAAAGGCAATAATGGAATTGATTCTACTAATTTTAAGGATTTTAACACAATAATAACACCAATTACACCTGGACCTACACCTACGCCTGGACCTAGACCTGGTCCTACGCCAGTACCTAAAGAAGAGGGAACGGATTCTGGCATAATTTCTACTTTTTCCAGGTGGCTTGGATTCTCTTCAGGTAAAACTGAAATAGCAAAAGGAACAACACCACCTACATCAAAAGGAGGATATCAGATATACATTTTTGGTGCAATCACTCTTGCAGGAATTATTTCAACAATCGTATTGGCTATCTTATATTCAAAAGAAACTAAAAAATCAGGTGGTTCTTGTCCACCTCCACCACCACCTCCACCACCATCTCCAAGTGTCGATAGTGTTTATACTAAACAAATGGTTAATGAACTTATTGTCGAGACAACACGTTTGAATAATTCATATAATATTTTGTATGATAACAAGAATGTAGATTATCGACACTCTTATTACAAAAATCTAAGCATAACAACTATGCAGAAGTGGAAACCATATTTTATAAACTTTTATTTTTTTATTCTAGGGTTATATGCGATTGCTTTGGTTCTTTTTCAACGCCAGGTTTCTATTACAGAAAAAATAAAGAAGTTTATATTTGTCGCTATAATAACAAATGTGTATGTATTGAAAGCACTCATATCATTACTTGTAGTAGTTTATAATAAATTGAATGGGTATATTCCGCAGATATTTATGTATTAATTTTCATCCAAATCGTCGTTTTCTGTTTTGATCCGAATATTTTTCCATCCAGATGTCTTTGGTTTTTGGAATTTCTTTTCCAAGACTTCGTATAATTCAGAAGACTTTGGTGCTTTTTGTCCATTGTAGTTGATTTCCACCCATCTTTTGAAAGCCTGTAAAACATATGATTTCTTGACTGCGGTGTTTCGTTCGCGGTCTTCTTCCTTTACAACTTCAATCATATCTGTAATAAATGCTGAAACCATATCTTGTCCTTCTTGATACTTGCGGCTTTCTTCAATAACTTCGTCACAGTCAATTACATTACCTTGTGTGGACTGGTATCTTGTTACTAGCATAGAGATGAAAGTTGGTGCCCATAATTTAAGTTTTTCTTCCAAATCATAATCTTTTGGAAAGATAAACTTCGAGTCGGTGTCGTGTTTTGCATTAGGGTTGTCAACGAACTTTGACATAAATCGGCAGACTCTGATACGTCTCCAAGTACCTTCATCTGTGCTGTTGATATCAAACAAGATGTTGGAGCAAACAACAAGATTGAGTTGTGGAGTAAATGTTTCGCTATCTTTGTAAAGACCTCTTGCAGTAATAGGGTCTCCGCCTGTAATTTCTTTCATTACACCCTCATTGAGAGTACAATTGTTCTTAGTGGGTTCTTGCATAACAGCATACCGGATGCCCTTAAGTTGAACCACTTCAGAAGAAGTCCCACCAATGTCTCCTCTTTTTTGCGTAACAAGTGTGATTGGAACAGTTCCCTTGTAATCACCAAAGCAGTGTGACATAAGAGCAGTGAGTTTTGACTTACCGTTGCTTCCAGAACCTAGGTATATATTGAATGTTTGATTTTTGTTTCCACCAACTAAACAAGATGCCAGATGATCCCACATATATCTGTTGAGTCCAGGAGTAGGAAATAGTTGATGCATAAATCCGTTGATTTCTTCTACCATACCAGAATGTCGGTCAATTACAGGGATAAATGCAACATTAGTACATTTTGTTAGGTAGTCTTGTGGAACACCTGGACGGAAAACCCCAACAGAGTCAGTGAAATCCCAAACTCCATTTGTGAAGCACATAAGATTTTTGTTGGAGTCTGCTTTCTCAGTAAAGTCGTTGTCATAAAATAGAGTGGATGCTTCTGTTATAATGTTGTTTTTGTTTCCGGTTGTTTTTAACTTGGAGCAAATCTTTGTTACCATGTCGAGAGATTCTTTTAGAAAAGTGTGTTTGTCTTTCATTTCATTTACTTCATTGTCGTTGATGTCGGAATCGTTTCCTTTCTTTTGTTTGATGAGAATTTCTAATTCTCTCTTACATTTTTTTTCCTCATCTTTACAGGATTGTCGAATTGTGTCGTATCTGGAGTACATATCAACAGAAATTACTTGACGAATGGAACTGCCCTTATCAGATACCCATTTGTGATCTTTGTAAGTGTACCAAATCTTTTTTTCAACACTAGCACAAACGTACTTATCCTTGTATAGTTGGTATAGTACAACCCCCAAGTCCCAGTCGCTTCCGTCTTTAAGTGATTTTTGAATATAATAGTTGCTTGAGTTTTCAATGATTTTTTGGTATTCAATCGGGTTTTCTTGTTTAGCATAATACATAATGGTTCTTCTAGTTAGAACATCTCCGTCTCTCTTACTATTTAATCCGGTATCCCATCTCCTTTTAAGTTCTAGAATAGTTGAATAGTCGAAATCATCCGCTTTGCTCCTGAGCATAACCCAAGACAAGAAGAGTTTTTCACTTGTATTTTTGAGAGCAAAAGCGATTTTTGTGTTTAAATCGTGAGATCCTGGTCTATAAAATTTGTCAGGTAGTATCTGTGTGAATTCGTGTGTTTCTTCTATGTATTTATCCTTAGTATCAAGGGAGTTCATAATAAGTTTCACCTGCTCACATAAAATTTCTCCATCAGTAATCTTTGACAACTCTAGTATTTCTCCTGTAGGAGTGGTATCAGTACTATTATTGGAAGGAGGTCTACTGGCTCTGGTGTGTGTTTTAAGGGTAGAACCCACTTTGATTAATTCATATTCAGAACGAATAGATGGATGAATCTCGAATGATGGATGGTTTGGATATTGAGCAGAAAGTTTGAAAATATTGTCTTTTAGATTAAATTCTTTCTCACAATATTCAATTACAAAATTTTGAACTTCTTCTTCATAAACAGCAGTAAATTGATAAGACAATTCATATCTCTCGTTGCAAGGTTTCCTGGAACCATACATCTGCCAATTTGTGGTTCCATGAGCAACTCCTTTATCAACGATATCTTCTGTAGTGTTTTGAAGTGGTAATCTTGATAAGAGGTAGGGGCCAAGAGTTTGCATAACTTTGTTTCGAAGAATTATTTTCATATGAGTGTCCATTTGTATTCCAATGATAATATGGATGCCATCTTTTGTGATGTTTGACACGGAAACCCGATTTACCTTCTTCTTTTCCATAACGTAAATAGGGATAGGAGTATTATCGAATACATACATTTTTGCAATCTCATCAAAGTATACACAGAGTATACGAATGATGTCATCTTCGTTATGTAGTCGTTTGTCGATAGAATAAAGATATCGAAAATCCAAATCAATTAGAATAGGTCCTCCTTCGGACAGTTGTTTTTCTGTCAAATATTCTTTTTGTCCTCCTACGAAAACGTGTTGATAATAGAGATTCCAGAATTGTTCGAGATTTTCCGGTGGAATGATATAAGAACCTCCAGCGATGAATGGTTCTTTTGACCCAATACGAGTATGTGTAATGTTTTTGGAGTCAATCTCAGGTTTACGCTTAGAAGCATCAAGGAACGTTTTGAAATTTTTACAGTTCTCCATTATAATATTGTTAATATATAAAATGGGGAACTTCTAATTCATTTTTTTTAATTAATTACAGATTATCTACTACGTATTGTGGTAAGAAAAATATTTGTAATTATATTTATGGTCTGTATCGTCACACCTCCCCTTAATATTTTCCTAAATATTAAAATGTTTTTTACAAATATTATAGCAACAAATAATATGTATAAACTATTAAAGTATATATATGGTAAAGACTATCTAAAAAATAAACGTATGTATATAGCCCTTTCTATTATTATAATTTTGTTGATTATTATTGTTTTATTTATGTTGTTCCTTATTAAACCCACTATTTCTGAACCAGTAGATCACAATCAAAAAATAATTTATTTCGGTGAAACTTGTGATTTAGAAAATAATGAAGTTAGCAATGACTACTCTACTGGATATCAATTGGCGTTTTCATACATAAACAAAAATGGAGGGATTAAAGGATACTATATAAAATTGATATTGCTTAATGATATGTATGAGCCGGAACATGCAGCGAAAAATGCCAGATTGTTGATTGATTATTACAACGTGCTTGGTATTATAGGAGGATTTGGAACAGCAACTACCATTTCTATTCTTGAAAATGCAATAGGAGAAAGACCTATACCTATGGTTGGTCCATTTAGTGCGGCATTGGTATACCGAGAGCATTTCAACCCTTACTTAATTACAACCAATACCTCTTTCTTGTATGAGTTTGAATTAATAAGTGAAAGCATTATAGAAAATAGATATCACAACATTTCTATTGTGTATCAGGATGATGCCTATGGACATGCTTTTTATGATTCTTATGTAACATATATAATAGAAAACAATTTAAATATCAACATATTGACTGCTGGGAAGTACACGAGAAATTCGGATGACTTGGACGGTACGATCCAGACCTTATTTCAAAACAGTAGTCCATTTGACTATTCTTCCTACAAATCAACAGAGGTAAATAAGATACAAGCCATTATTGTGTTTGCGGCAGAAAAAGAAATATCTGCAATATTAGGAATTATCAAAAGAATTAATCCTAAAGTTGCAATATATTATGGATTTTTTGTTGGAAATAACAAATCAAATTTAAAATATTTGAATGAAACTAATAACATGAACGTTTATCAAACACTTCTTTCACATTCTGAAATTGAAAAATTTCCAGAGATGGAAAAAATCTTAATGCCAGAATTAAAAGAACATAAAAAAAAAAGTGTGAAATCGATTCATTCTCCGACCTCTTCTCTTATCCAAGGGTTTTATTCTGGGTTGATGATATGCAAGGTGCTAAGAAATTTTAATGATATGAAAGAGATAACCAGAAAAACTTTTTTGGAAATGTTTTACAAAATGAGAACGATAGATGTATACGGTCTAGAAATGGGACCTTTTATTAACAAAGAAAATAATGAGGCAATCCGTTATGCGGAACTGACACATTTACAACCAAACATGGAGTTTAAAACAATAAAAGTTAAACATGCATAAATACATATATCATATTATTTGCTTAAGATATTTTGTAACACAGCATCTTTGTCGTTCATTATTTTAATGTATGTAAAGACGGATGCCGCTAAAGTTATAATGCAACCCAACATTACTACTAGAAGTATAGAATATGCTACGTTGTATTTTTCAAATTTCTTAAATATCGTATGCTCAAATAACTTGATGAGTAGGGTAGAAAGCAAAAACGATATAGATAGTTTTGAAATTTCTAGCAACTGCAACATATAAATTTTATGATATGTGTCTTGAGTTGTTGAATATTTTTGTTTGTTTGCTAGCACCTCGGTGGGGTTATCCAGTACAAGTTCCGTGTTGTGTATTGACATATACAATATCTCTATAAAATATTACAAATACTCTAAAACAATATAATAATACACTTAATAACTGTTTCTGTACTATATCTATTATTTGTCGATAAATGTCAAAAGTTATTAAAAAAGAAAATATCAATCGATTAATTCGTGATGTGAAGGATGTTATTAGGAATCCCCTACATGACAACGGAATATATTACAAGCATGATGAAACAGATATGTTGAAAGGTTATGCCCTTATAATTGGGCCAAAAGACACCCCATATTCTGATGGATATTTTTTGTTTGAAATAAATTATCCAACAGAGTATCCATATTTGCCTCCAAATATAGTTTATTGTACGAATGGAAATGATGTAAGGTTTAATCCAAATCTGTATAGGACTGGTAAGGTATGTTTGTCGATATTAAACACTTGGAAAGGAGACCAATGGACCTCTTGTGAAACTATTCGTAGTGTTCTTTTGAGTTTGTGTGGATTATTCACAGCGATTCCCCTATTAAATGAACCTGGTATTACATCAGATAATCCGGATGTATCTAAGTATACTATTGTGATAGAATACTCTACAATAAACATAGCTATTGCTGATATTCTTAAAAAGAAAGTAGGGGTATATCAACCATTTTTCGATTTGTTTTATGAAGAAATGGACTCACATTTTCGTAATAACCGCAATGAAATTTTGGAGAGAGTTTCACAGAATCGTATAAAATATGAAAGTTTGTTTCATTTTCCAATAGTTATTGAATTGTATGATATGTGTGTTTCTTTAGATTATTCTTTTTTAATTACAAAAATTGAAACAATATAAAATTATCTGATAGTATAATAAAGAATGCACTTTTGTACTGTCTGCAACAATATGTATTATGTCGGTATTGATGGATCTAACGGCTCAGCCCTGACCTACTATTGCCGAAACTGTGGTGATGTGAATAACACAATTGCTATGGATAGTGTTTGTGTGTCGAAAACAACTTATCAAAGCCGTGAAAAAACCTTTGGAAACTTTGTGAATGAATTTACTAAGTACGATCCAACTCTTCCAAGAATCAACAACATTCCTTGTGCTAATGAAGAGTGTCCGACAAACCACGAAGGAAAGAGTGAAGAGGATAGAGAAATCCTGTTGGTAAGATATGATAACACTAATCTGAAATTTTTATATTTGTGTGCGGCTTGTGATAAAGTTTGGATTTAGATATTATGCTGTGCTGTTAGTTTGATATAAATTAATTGTGAAAAAAATAAATTTTTCCAGAGAAAAGGAGAGGTAGAGACCCTACCTACCGTTATATTTATTTTTTTCAATATAAAGACATTTGTCCACCCATAGAAAACATAACATATCGATGAACTATAACAGAATTCATTTGCCTTATAACCTTGCTCTTAAAAAAGCGGAACAAGACTGGTCTAGAGAATGGTTTCGGTTTATAAAAGAAAATCCACAGTATCCTTGGGGAGAATGTTGTTTAGGAGAAAATCCAAATATCACTTGGGAAATTGTAGAGGAAAACCCAAAACAACCTTGGGATTGGGACTCCCTAAGTTTGAACCCAAATATCACTTGGGATATTATTAGAGATAATATCGAAAAACCTTGGAATTGGAGTTATATTAGTCAGCACAAAAACATTACTTGGGATATTATTAGAGAGAATCCGGGGTATCCTTGGGATTGGTCTCTTCTAAGTGTAAATCCAAATATCACTTGGTATATCATAAGAGAAAATCCAGATAAGGATTGGAATATTAACAATTATTGTCAATATAATAAAGTTACATTGAAAATTGTAGAAGAAATACCACACACTTGTTTGACTTGGGTAAAACTAAGCAGGAATAAAAGTGTCACTTGGGACATTATTCAAGCAACTATAGATAAACCTTGGGATTGGTCTCTTCTAAGTTTAAATCCAAACATTACAGGGGAAAACATAATAAACAATATAGATAAACCTTGGGATTGGAAGTATCTAAGTAAACACAATAGTATAACCTGGGACATTATTCAATTAAACCCTGACATACCTTGGGATTGGTTTTTTATAAGTAGAAACCCAAATATTACATGGGACATTATTAAAGAAAATCCGGAAAAACCTTGGAATTGGTGTATGATTAGTTCAAATAAAAATATTACTTGGGAAATTGTAAAAGCAAATATCGAAAAACCTTGGGATTTTTATTGGGCAAGCATTAACTTAAATATCACAAAAGAAGCAATACAGGAAAATTATCCCTGGCATTGGAAAGGTATTAGTCAAAATCCAAATATTACTTGGGAATTTGTAAGAGAGAATATTACCCGCCATTGGAATTTGTATATTCTATGTTGTAATCCTATGTGTAAAGGAAAACAAGATTTTATTCGAAAAGAATTGCAGAGATGGTTTTTAATGAGTGATTTAAAAGAAGAACTTATGGCAACTATATGGCATCCGAAGAATATCGACAAGTTTAAATATTTTGATCCAGATACCTTTGGAGAAGTTGTCGATAATGATTAATTTTTTATTCTCCTCTTGCTTTTTCTGTTTCTTTTTGTTTTGCGTTTTGTTTTGCGTTTTTTTGTTTTCCCTCCAACAGAACGAGCCGGACCTCTTTCACAATCAATCGTTTCAACAATATTTCTAAATACATTACGGGCAAGTTCAACATGATATTCATCTAATGGTATGGTACAGTGTAGGCCTTCATCATCATCATCATGAGCTTCAACCTCATCATCATCATCATCATCATCATCATGATCATCCTTATTTTTATCATTCATTAACCTGGTTATATCATTTAGTTTTATTCTTGTTAAATCTCTTGGTAACTTAGAGTTCAATTCTGTTTCAGCACCAAAATATTTTATTAATAAGTATGCCGATATTGGATTTATGGCATATGAGTATATATCACATATTAAAGGGTTAATACTTTTTCCAATGATAATTGAGACCGCTCTCAATAATTTGTTTAGATTTTTCCCACTCTCAGAATGTTCTGTATGTGAACTTATTACTATATTATCCTCATCTAACACCATTTCTATTGAAGAAACACACCTATTTCCTTTATATATACATAATACTAGGTCTTGTAAATCCGGTATGCTATGTACATGTATTATTTTATCTTCAGTATTTTCATGAAGATATTCTAAAGTTAAATTGTAATTTAAACAGTTTAATTCTTCATTTAATTGATTCAATAATATTTTTGCATTATCAATATTTAAAAATGAACTTTCATCATATATCTTTAATATTGGTATTAACATTACTCCAAATTTGTATAGATTATATCCATTTCCTTTTAAAATTTCATTTGAAATATTTTTTTTAAATTCTTCAGAGAATTCGTATGATGGGTTGTTTCCTATGTAAATAATTAAATAACAATCTATATTTAAAGAATCTTTATAATGAATACATAGTAATTCATTTCCATATTGATTAGGAACATTAAATATTTTTACTGGTGACCCATCTGGTGGAGTGTATTTATATATGTTATATGAATATGGTTTTGTGTATGGTGGGTACGTTGTGTGTTCCATCAAATTTTTATTGATTACTTCAATATTTTCGTGTTCTATCAATTCTCTGATTGTTGAAAAATGAACATTAAATTTTTTACTCATATATTATGACAATAAAATAAAATTGATTTAAGATAATAATATAGTAATAATATACAAATATGTCTGACAATTCTGATAACGACTACTTATCTGATGCTGATGTTGAAGAAGAGGAGGATGAGGAGGAAGAAGTTCTCATTCACAAGAAAGGAATCAAATCAATTATTCCGCACTCATTTGGAAGCACTGTTGAAAACCAACACATTATTGGTGATCCGGTTGAAGAATATGGAAGTGATGAAGAAGATGAAAAAGACCAATTGGAGAAGAGTCATACAGCCAAGTCGGCAAAAGGAAGAAAAAGGAGAACAAAAAAAACAGATGAAGAAAACGATTCGGATTATGAGCCAGAACATTACGAGAGCAACTCGGATGATGATAGTGATGTGGATGAGGCAGAAGAAGAAGGATTAGAAGAAGGAGAATATGAAGAAGATGATGTGGAAGATAACGAAGAAGAGGATGAGCAAGAAAGATATATGCATCACTTCGACAAGGAAATCAATAAAGAGTATATTTTGGAAACACATCCAGAATGTATTCCTGTAAATATGGCAGAAGTCCGAGCGATGCTGAATGTAGTGAGAAACAAGGACGGAGTAATTATTGACGATTTTCACAAAACGATTCCCTTTGTTACAAAATATGAAAAGGCAAGAATTATTGGACAGAGGGCGATGCAATTGGATTCTGGTGCAACGCCATATATCAATACTGAGTTTTTGATTGATGGAGTGTCTATTGCCGAGCGTGAGTTCGAAGAAAAAAAGATTCCGGTTATTATTAAGAGACCTCTACCGAATGGTGCGTTTGAATATTGGAGGCTTAGAGATTTAGAGATTTTGTATTAGAGAATAATCCCATATATCTGCAATAAAATGTTAAAAAGCCCAAGAATGACTCAAACATTATTTCCTATAAACTTTTTTTGCTGTAAGACCCCAAACCACTTTATACCAGACGAAAGCAATAGATATCAATATTGTAGAAATTGTCATTGGTTTTTTAAAGCCGACTTGTTCATAAAGGACGAATTTTCTTATCGATGGATCTGTGAAGAAATAAAGAAAAAAAGAGGAGAATGAATTATCTATATGAAATATCGACAATTCATTTGTTATGACTTTAATTGTTTTTTTGATTTTGTCTTCTTGGAACCGCCCATACCGGATATCTAACTAAATTGAGAAAATAAATATATTATTATATGCGTTAATTGCTCGTGTCCATTCCGGACCCTCCCATAACAGACACCCACCAAAATTAAATATCTCATTAACTATATATGGTAAAAGTATGTGTTATGCAAACAGACAATAGACCAACATTAAACTATTTATTGCTTACACAAGAAATAAACAAAAAATTTTGTGATATTTTGGGTTATACTTATTTGTTTATACCCATGAATGATAATAAAATTGGAAAACTTCATCCAGCAACAAAAAAAATATTGGTGGTGAATGAGTTTTTACAAAAAACAAATTATGACATTTTAGTTTTTTTAGATAGTGACGCTTGGATACAAGATGGAAATCATTTAAATACTATAATAACAAATTTAGAGAATTCTCCAAAACAAGGAGCATTTTCTAGAGATCCTTATGTCGATTTTAACACATACATTAATAGTGGTTCATTTATATTAAAAATAAACAACATGACCAAACAGATGTATTCTATCATTATCAATAATTTGAGAATCGACAATAGATATCATGATAAATGGCCTTTTGACCAACAATATATTAGTGATTTTGTATTTAAAAATAGAAACAACTTCACAATTTTTGTTCCAGATATATTGAATACTCCAAAAGGAAAAGTGTTGAGACACAACTGGGGTAAATGTCAAAAAATGTATAGAGATTTATCTGAACTGAAAAAGAAATTAATAATAGATAATACATGGAGTAGTGATATACCTTTTATAGAAACTGAATACTATTGTGATCAACCTTTTCCAAATACAATTAAAAATGGTTATCACTATAACGATTAACACTTCCATCTGTTATCACACTCCAAGCAAGTAACAAATGTTGTGATTGCCTCATCACTACTACGAGTCTGTAATTGGTAATAAGTACATCTATTCTTTTTACATCTTCGGCAAGTAAATGTGTCTGTTGCAGATTGGACCTGAGTTTCGTATTTATTTTTGTCTGTCTTTGCCTTTTCTTCCAACATAACCTTCCACTTCTCGTAGTTGAGTTCTTGGTGAGTCATAAAGGCAATCTTACAGGGATTTATATCCCCATTCTTGATTTTGTCGATATTTTCTTCTGTCATATTCTCAAAGATACTACGGAGTTTGTTGGTATATATCAAAACAAAGTAGGGGTTGTCCCATTTTTTCACAACCAATCTGTTAGTTGCTTCCTTAATGGAATAATTATAGATGCTCTTTTCCATATTGATTGCTATGGTTTCATTGAATCCGAACTCATTCTGTAATTTTGTAACAATATTGTCGCGGGTTTCTCCAGGTTGTTTGAAAGTTGACATCATTTTTAGTAAATTAGTGTATCTACTATGGTTGGTTGCTTTTAAATCAATTTTTATATAAGAATAAACTCTTCTTCAAATGGGTCAGGAAGAGTCCACCTATCTATTGAAGAAAAGGAAGCATAAGAACTGTGATTTGAACTCATAGAGAATACTGACACGTTCGATGAAAAGGTTGGACTATTTTTAATACGACTCAATAACCAATACCGATAAATACACTTACAAATTGTTAATGATGCCATGAATCTAATGAATCTGTTTGTTCTGTTAACGTAGTCTTGTGGTTTTATTTCTTTGTTGAATTCGTATACAAGTGGGTTTCCAAAAAAAACAAAAGACACTACACTCGACGGCAAATCTGGTATCTTCTTTAAGTTGTTTTCAGAACAATTAAAATCTATTAGGGTCGAGGGTAGTGGAGACGGAAGGGATTTTATGAGATTGTTTTTGATATTTAATACAGATAATTTAGGAGGAAGTGTCGATATCGACAATTTAACAATTTGATTGTTAGATACAATGAGAACTTCCATATCACTAGGTAGTTCAGGCAATTTTTCTAGATAGTTGGCATCTAAAGAAAGGGTTAAAAGGCTTTTTGGCAAAGGTGATGGAATAAACTCCAGTTCACAGAGATCGGCAACAAATATTTTAAGATTTGTTGGCAATTTGTCTATATATATTCCAGGGTTCTCTGAAATATAAAGTTCTTCTAAGGTTTCTGGTAATCCAACTAATTCTTGTACTCCTGTTAAACATATTGACAGAACACGAAGACACATTGGCAACTGTGGTATTTCTTCCAGTTCAAAGTTGTTGTCTGCATAAAGCATCTCCAATTTTAATGGAAGTATTGGAAGATTTTTTATATGCCCAAAACTAATGTCGATACGAGTTATTGATTTACTATCTTCTAATAAATTGTAATTCATAAGGTTTGTCTTATTATGAATTATAATATTAAATTATTTGATTTAATGTGTTGTGGTGTTTTTGTGGGTATTTCTAATTTGCCAAATACCAATTGAATGAAAAATAATTTTGATTTGTAAAAGTCTTCATGGAAGGATCGATGGACTTTGTGTTAGGACCTTTTTGGTAAATATCCCATATTTCTTTATTTGAGGCGGCGTGATTCATATATATGAGAGAAGCAATGTTTCCGTTGAAACCTCCATCAGCAGCAACATAAACGTCTCCATAATTCTGTTTTGGAACACCAACCAACGCTACGCTATTTGCAATTATACCATTCACATAGACATCTAAAATGTTTCCTTTACAACGAATAACTACATTTACCCAGGTGTCTAATGGTATGTGTGGAACTATTACAGGATTAGTTACCTTACAAACGGAACCAACGAGTTGGCTACTTGCTTGTTGAAATGTGTCCATAAGAACTTGTAGAGAAGCAGAATTAGTTTTTGAATCATTCACAATGTATAATCCAGGTCCGTTGTTTGGAATATTTAGACCTCTACATCCATCAACAGAACCGGAGTATGGATTATAACTTCCTTTAAAAAATACATTATGGAATATCCTTTCTGTATAATTAGTTGATTCGAGATTTTCGACAAAAACCCAAACAGACCAAGTAAACTCTATACCTCCTTCTTTGTTGGAAGATTGTGTTACCAGTTTTGTTGGTGATTGTGCAATGTCTTGAGTTATTATGTTCATACTTTTTGCACTAACCATTCCATCCAATAATTTTACTGTTTTTGGTGGTGAGTACAAGTGTAATAGATATCTCATAATTAACTGAAACAAAACGACCACTACGAAGATAATCAAAACCAAAAAAGATATTTTTGCAACAAAATTATTGCTATTCAAAAAATCCTTTATTTGCGTGCTCTTGCTTACCGGTTGAACTGGACTAGTAAGTGTATTTGCTAAATTTTCCATTTATACTAATAATATATATAAATATTCAAGATTTATGGTTGTTGTGTGTTATCGACAAACATCACCTTTACAGAGTATTTGCCTAAAAGAGAAAGTAATCCTTCTGCAGAACCTCTGTAGCCAGAATTATATATGTTGTTTATTTGTGAAGGAGTCAAATTATAAGGATAGTATTGGAGGTTAGAAGTCCAACCAATAAACCCGGGTGTTGGGGTAAGTGTTATAGAATTAGTTACAGGAGAAGAAACAAATGAAAAAAGGTTTGATTGTATTAATTTTCCATTTATGTAAATATCAAGAGACTTGTCGTGAATACTTACAGTAATATTAGTCCAAGATTGTAGAGGTATTGCCGGAACAACACTAGTGAATTTATTGATTAAAGAACTGTTGTTATTTGTGTCGAACCCTTCTTTGTGTTTTTCAGAAGATTTGACAGTTGTCTTTTTATCAAATCCTTCTCTTTTCCTTTCGGCGTTCTTAACGTTTGCGGTACTTGAAACCTTTCCATAAAACCCCTCAAATGGAGAACCTTCCAAATTCGTCATAGTTTCTTTTAAACGTTTTTTAGAGGTTACATTCATAGATGTGAGACCCTCTACAGATGCAGGGTTAAGAGGATTCATATTTGAATATTTTTCAGTTTTATTTTCTGAAAAAGGATATACATCGACAAACAGGTTGTTATCTATGCTTCCTAAATATATATCTAAAGCATTTTTAATTGACAAGATGGGCTTTTTCAAATTCGGAGTGATATCCCAGTTGTCTACATAAATCCAAACAGAAGTTGTGTAATTGAATATGTTTTGGTTTTTGTTTATTGTTTTAATTGTATCTTCAGAAACAACATACGGAGTTTGTGCTGTTAAAAGTCCAGTAAGTTTGTTAGAAGATCCTTTAATAAGATATGTGTAAATTAAATATATCAGAACGATTAGTAATGCATACAGAAAAAGTTGTGTTACGTTCATTATACTATTATAAATATTTTATTTATTTTAGTTGTTTGCTGATCCATGATTTATGGAAAGAGGTTTCTCATAATATATGAAATTCTTCACTTTCCCTATAACAGATGAACCGGCTTCACCCACAAATATGTTAGAGTGGCTGTTGTATGAAACTAATTTATTAGAGGTTTTTATCTTATTATCGACAAAGATGTCATAAACACCACCAACATAGTTGATTTCTATTTTTACCCATTTTTGCAACGGGAATTGGTTGTATCTGTAAAGGGCAACTTGTGGAGGTTCTTCACTACCTCTATCCTTAAGAGCATATATGTATAATTGGTTCTGGGCTGTGTTATAAGTAACTAAGAGATTACCGGAAAAATTAACAACTTGATAAAAAGTGTCATTACCGGAAGAAGGGTTAATATATAGATCGAATGATATTCCATAATTGTATAAAGGTTTTTTAGGGTCTTTTGTCAATTCTTCATATGTTTTAATCATATGTGTTTCATTTGTCGATAATGGAGAGTTTCCTACAAGAGTTATTCCAGGGGTATGTGTTGTTTCTGAAAACCACTTGCTTAATGTTGGATACAAATAGTACAAGACAACGCAAACAACAACACCGGAAATAATCATGGTTCCACCGGAATGGTATGTAAAGTCTTCTTTGAAGGTATCATCTCTCTTCATATTCAACAATGCACTAACAGCATTGTCATAAAGACATGGTATATATTCTATACAATTTATAGCAAATGCTATAATAGGGTTTGTAGATATCTTGCTCTTTTTGAATATTTGTAACAAGAGATAAACGCACATAATTATAAATACTATCTGTGAAAACTTTTGTGATATCGAGACTTTTGATGTAAACGTTACATAAGCATAATAAAATATCAAATACACCAAAAATCCTGCAGAGGTTATTGTGAGACTGTTTGAATTAAGTATCTTATCAAAAGTAAGACCGGAAGAACTCCAAAAGAAAACACTTATAAAAATCCACGCGATTATAAGTATCACTCCTCCAATAACCATTCCAGATTCTTTCATCTGTAAAAAAGGGCCACCGGTGCTCGAACCTTTAATTGATTTTTTAAATAGATAAATGAAAATGATAGGCAAAAGAACAACAAAGAAAAACAAAATGACTCCAGAAATATTTTTCAAATTGTAAATCATGAATCCAAAAGAAAAAAACATAAACATCAAAATCAGAAATACAATAGAGTAATTTATTTGGGCGCTGTATGTGGAACTTAAGAGGTAATAAGACATTAGCAACATTCCGATAAAGGTAACAAGGAGACCTATAGATGAACCCTCTGTTAATAAGGCTTTAGAACTTAAAACACCCAATATGATGGTTGAAATAACACCAACAAATACACCAATTCCGATTGTTGTAGCGTTCAAATTATTGTTTTTAGAATCCAAGTCTATGAAATAAAGAGTTGTAATTACAGCCCAAGAAATTAAATACAGAATTGGTGAAGCGTATGGTTTTAATGCATTCAAGCCTGAAAAATCTGCTTTTTTGTTTGTCGATAATTCATTGGAGAAATGAATCACCATATAAAGGGCACAAATGCTAAATAATATTTGTACTGTTGAAAAGTTTATTCTTTGTGTGAAAAGTCCAAGAGAAATAGTAAGAGCCAAAGCACCAATAAAAAATCCAAATGACAAGTATGGAACGTCTGTTGGTATGGGAAGGATAATTGAAAAGAGTATACAGGCGATTGAAAACAGGAAAGTAAGAGTACTTTGATTGACTGGTGTTGTTTGTATCATTAAAAAAGTTAAAAAAGATATCACTGCCAGCAATCCAAGTATAATGAATATGTTGAAATATGAAAATCTGTATAGCAATAAGTATTTTATTCCAAATATAATTGTGGCGATGGTTGCCCATAGTTGCCATGTTCCGAGATTTGGTATGTTGAATTTCGTAACAGTTGTTAGAATAATAGAAAGACCAATAATAATTGATATGACAATAACGTATGGTGATGTGTAAAAAGGGTATATGGTATCTTTAAATGCGTTTCCTGTTTCTGTAGATGTTCCGAAATAATTACTTAACCACGGAAGAAAAGGAAGTACAAAATTGTATATATTTTTTAAAATAAAGGGAACAATGGCAAGTGCAACTAAAACCAAAAGGACAACAAAGAAAGTCCGAAACCCTATGTTTGTAAATGATCCATATATGAGAGTAAGATAAATGAACATAGCAAAAATATATATGAAATTGTCTGCTCCTAAAATAGGTATTTCTTTATTATCGACAAAGTAATACTTTACTATTTTCCACATAAAAATTAAAAATAATAAGAAACTGTTTATGACTATAAAAGTAAGTTTTACAACTGATTTATCTAAATTAATCAAAGTGTTGGTTACGAATGAATAATAATAAATCAGCAATATGTACCCTATAATAACGATACCTGATATGATTGTGTCATTTAACATTTATACTATAGTTACATATTTTCCATAGCCGTTTTTTCGCCATGACATTCTCTACAAAGAGCCACCAAGTTGTCAACTTCATTTCCTCCACCATATTCCAGTCTAACTTTGTGGTCAACCTCAAACCACGCGTTAAGTTTTTTCCCACATCCTCCACACTTCCAATCTTGTGAAGATGCTACATATTTTTTCTTTGTTTCGCTTACAGAACGTTTGGTTGCTCCTTTTCCAGAGTTCATTATTTTATTTACAGAAGAAATTGGATCTCCATATGGATTTGGAAACTCTGTTTGATTCATCGGGAGTGTTGTAACAAATCTGTTTGCGTTAAAAAGTACTTTTTTAAAATTGGAAGGGTCTTTCTTCACCATTAAATAAATTCCAAATATTCCAACAAGGATAGCAATTGTTTTTGCATGTTTTTTGAGGGAATAAATGTATTTCAAATAACCTTTTCCGTAATATGTGTCGTAAATTACAAAAGCAACCGCTAAAATAAGTATTATTTCTAATTTCATGAGACTTTGTTATACTACATTCATATTTAAATTATTTAAGTCTCTTATAAACTCTTCTGGGTTTATTTTTTCATAACACTCAAGTACATATTTTGTAAAAAAAGAAGTGAGGGCTTTTTTAAATGTACTATTAACCTCATTATTTATTGCAATAGCACATAATATGTCTGGGTACATTATGGCTACGCTTACTATATCTAAGTTGTGAATATATATATCAATCCATTCTTTAGGTGTATTATATCTCAAGCATGTTTTAATGAGAGTTTCTAATAGAACTTGGTTAATAGTATCATCAGTATTTGTGGAATTAGGAAATAAGAATTCTAATATTTCTTTTGTATACAAGTAGTCGTGTGATTTGTCTAATTTAATGAGAGATGTATAATTAAGAATAAGTTTTTCAACAAAATATCTAGTAAGATTACCATTTTTTTTCAATTCTTCTATTTTTTCCAAAAAATAGTTAGAAAGCAATATGTACATATACGGTTTGTTAAATATAAAGTGATATGAAAATATAATTTTGTTTGCTATACCAAAATCAATTAATCTAAACCGGCCATCGTCCCCAACAAGTATATTGAGTGTTTTGATATCATTATGGTAAAAATTTTTTTTATTCAAAATCATAATAAAATTCTGGTATATGTCGATAATTGAATTATTTATTTTAATAAAAGTATCTGGTCTATTGAAATTAACATATTTTAAAATATACTTATGTAAATTTACACCATAATACGGCATATTCAATATTTTTACATTTTTTATTTTATTTTTTGATTTGAGTGTTGTGTTTATTTTTTTTTTTGAATGGTAATACGTACTGTCTGATAATTCTTTTAACAAAGAACAATTAAGGTTATTCATAGTTTTTTTATCTATTTTTGGTGTACAGATATTTACATCAATAACCGCATAATTTCTGCAATTTGGGATTTTCTTGCATATTTTTCTTACTTTATTTATTTGATTTATTTCATAATTGGCATACTTTTTCAATTGTAATTTAGAAACCATAGAAGATGGTGTTTTAGGTCCTTTATTACAATTTAGTGGTGGTATAATAACACATCCAAATCCTCCTTCATCAATTACGCTCATAATAAGTGTATATAAAATATAGACAGACAATTATAAAAATTGCTAATATGCTATATTTAATGTATTTTAACTTAAAGCCTTCTTCTGGATTTTTATATTTAGCATAATAAGTTTCATAGAATTCCTCTAGACTAATTCTTTTTTTTTCCAACTTATCATTTACTTTGTTATGTATGTACCACACCCATTTCACCAAGTCTTCTTTTTTATCCAAATAAGGTTTTAGAGGATATGTGTGTAATAAAGACCTATAATAAGAGGCTATTTGTTGATGTGGGATGTATTGGTCAAAGTTCTGTAACAGTTCGTAATATCTCTTTTTTATTGGGTCTGTAGGTTTTGCTGGATAACAAAAAGCAATGGTATGTAGAAAGAACCAATAATGAGGTCCCCAAACAGAAGGATCCAGTTTCATTATAAAATATAACATAATATTTGTCGAAAAATAATGTAAAAACAAATATATAAATTCATACTAAATGCCAAAGATAAATAGAAACGACCCTTGCCATTGTGGAAGTAACAATAAATATAAAAATTGTTGTATGGATATAGACATTATTAAAAAAAAAAAGTATGAATATGGTCAACAAAATCACACAGAAAGAGTAGCCAGTTTGATTGAGAGACTAGGTGATTATATTAGAGACACTCCCAATATTAAAAAGAATAAAAAAATAATCGACATTACAGATGACTTAGACGAAAATACTTATAGAGAATATCAAATGAAAAATTACACCAATGATACAATAATGATTGCAGAGAAAACACTAAAGAGTGAAGAAGTTTTTTTAACTAGAGTTGATAGTGCTGCAAATGATATTATCATTATGTATAAGGGTTCTTACAGAACCTTTGAATATTCTAAATTTCCTTTATTAATAAACAACTTGTTAAATTATATAAATGGATAATTATACGTTGTTATAATCGTTTTATGAACTGTAAAAATTGTTTTAAATATGGACATACTTTTTACAACTGTAAAAAGCCAATAAGGAGTTATGGAATTATTCTTTACAAAAATCTTGAAGAAAGGAAAAAATATTTGATGATTTGTAGGAAACATACGTTTGGATTTACCAGTATTATTCGCGGTAAATATTTATCTACAAATTCTTTACAGTTACAAACTTATGTTGATAGTATGACGAATTATGAAAAAGAAATTATATCGACAAAAGAATTTGGGGAATTATGGGAATATCTGTGGTGCGGTATATTAAATAACAGAAAGAATCATGACAAGTCTTATTCAGAAATGAAATTTAATAGTATTCGTAATACTCTATTGTTATGTATACAGAATAGTGAAACGAGATGGGAGAATCCAGAATGGGAATTTCCAAAAGGTAGAATGCAGTTAGGGGAAACAGATATCGAATGTGCTGTAAGAGAATTTGTAGAGGAAACTCACATTTCTTCCAATAACATAAACATTATTTATAATATTTGTCCTTTTGAAGAAATTTATAAAGGATCAAATGAAAAAATGTATCAGATTACATATTATTTGGCTCAACTGAAAAACGAAGAACCCAATCTATTTAGTTTTCAGGAAGAAGAAGTTAGTCGAATGGAATGGAAAAGTTTAGAAGAATGTTTAGAATCTATTCGACCGTGTAACAAAGAGAAGAAAGAACTCGTTATATCATTAGAAGAAATATTGAATACTTATCAAGTTATATAAGTTAAATGTGTTATATTTCAAATAATAATATAACACATTTATTACATAATGACATCGATACCATCCAAAGTTTTTATTGTTCCTTATAGAAATCGCATTCAACACAAACATTTTTTTTCAAATTATATGACTAATGTTATTTTGAAGGGACAAACGGATTATGAAATATATTTTTCACATCAATCAGATACACGCAACTTTAATAGAGGAGCGACAAAAGATATCGGATTCTTGGCTGTAAAGGCTAAGTATCCTGAACATTATAGAGACATTACATTTATATTTAATGATGTCGATACTATTCCATTTACTAGTTTGTTTACATATGAAACTACTCCTGGTGTAGTCAAACATTATTACGGGTTCAAGTATGCTTTAGGAGGTATTGTTGTTATCAAGGGAGAAGATTTTGAACGAATTAATGGATATCCTTGTTATTGGGGATGGGGTAATGAAGATAACTGTTTACAAGATCGTTGTTTGAAAGCAAAGATACAAATAGACCGAAGTGTTTTTTATCCTATCGGAAATCCAAATATTCTTCAACTGTTTGACGGAATATCTCGTTTAATTAGTAAAAAGGACCCTTGGAGATACAAGAATGACACGGGAAGAGATGGTCTTAGTACAATTACAAATTTGGTATATACTATCGACAACGAGTCATCCAACTTTAATGACAATATATACACTGTAAATAATCCAAAAATATATTATGTGAATACGACTCAGTTTAATACAATGTTGCCTGAAAATGGTGATGATTATTTTAAATATGATTTGAGAGAGCCTTCTCGACAAATAGTAAATCCCAACAAACTGGAAATGGTAATTGGAAACAAAAACAAAAATGAGAAAGTAAGTAAAGAAACACTAGAAGAGATGAATGACTGGTCCTATATACCTCAAGCCCCGAATACTGCAAAGAACAATAGACAAGAGGTTAGAGACTATAGAAATTATGCCAGACACGTTGATGTAGAAATACAACATGAACAACAGGGAATTCAGTATCCGCAGTATCCTCATCACCATCCCCAGCCTCATCCTAATCCTAATCCTCATCCACATCCACATCCAAGGATGGCTAATCCGATGCATCCAAGAGTTCAACAGAGAATGCAACCTAAATTACAGAATAATGGAAAACCTGGTGGTATGCGATTTGTGTAAACTTATGTCATAAGTATTTAAAAATACATTAATAACTAAATGTATTAATTATTTACAAATGAGGTCTGTTAGAGACATACAAAATGTTTTTTACATAAATCTGGAACATCGAACTGACAGAAGGCAAATGGTAATAAAAGAATTTGAAAAATTGGGTTGGGTAAATGAACCAAGATGGTTTAAAGCAGTTGAAATGGAAAATGGAGCAATTGGTTGTACTATAAGTCATATAAAATGTATAGAATTAGCAAAAAGAATGGGATTGTCTCACGTGGTAATCTGTGAAGATGATATCAAATTCAGTTCTCCATCTACTTTCACAGAAAACCTTGAAAAATTTTTATCTTCTGGAATAGAGTGGAATGTTATTTTACTTGCTGGTAATAATGTAGGACAATATATAGACACTGGTGAGGGTGCAGTACAAATACAAATGTGTCAAACAACAACAGGATATATTGTGAAGAGTGATTATTATGACACACTCATAAATAATTTCAAAGAAGGACTAGGGAAATTAATAAGAGAGCCATTCAATCATAGTAAATATGCGATTGATAAATATTGGTTTTATTTACAGATTATTGGTAAATGGTTTTTGATATATCCATTAACGGTTACACAGCAGTCAGTATATAGTGATATAGAAAAAAAAGTACTGAATTATGATAGGTTGATGTTGACTTTGGATAAAAGTTCTTGGTTTAAAAGAAAGTAATTGATTATTGTAAATAAATGTTTAAAGATTTTGTATTTATTAAAACATACAGACCCTATGTCGATATGTTTGAATATGATCGTTAAGAATGAAAGCAAGATAATTGAGAGAATGTTGAATTCTATATATCCATTTGTAGATTCATTTTGTATATGCGACACTGGAAGTACAGACAACACCGTTGAACTTATACATAAGTTCGCTCAAGAAAAGGAGATAACAAACTATATTGTTTACACTGAACCGTTTCGAGATTTTGAATATAGTAGAACCCACGCGTTACACAAATGTTTAGAACTTCCTACCTTACCTACCTATATTCTGTTGATCGATGCTGACATGGTTTTACAGTTTGGAAATAAGTTAGAGATGAATAATTTGAAAAAAGGTCTTTGTGAACAGAACCCTCCTCCAGATGTTTATTTTATCAATCAAGGCAATGACGCTTTTTATTACAAAAATGCAAGAATGTTGAGAAGTGCTCTTCTTTTGGAAGAAAAAAAGCCTAAGTATACTGGTGTTACCCATGAATATCTAGATATTCCAGGTAATCGTATATATGTCGATATTCTAAAAGAAATTCTTTTTATTTTAGATATAGGAGATGGTGGTTCTAAAAATAACAAGTTTACAAGAGACATCAAGTTGTTGAAAAATGGTCTCTTGTTTGAACCGAATAACACTCGTTATGTATATTACTTGGCAAATAGTTACAAAGATATTGGTGATTGGGAAAATGCAAGAAAAATGTATGAGAAGTGTACGCAAATGAACGGTTGGGTAGAAGAGAAATGGCAGTGTTATTATCAATTGGGAAAAGGACATATGTCAAAAGGAAATCATGCGGAAGCCGTACATAACTGGCTGTTGGCTTATCAGTTATTGCCAAATCGTCTTGAAAATATATATGAACTCATCAAATATTACAGAGAAACCTCCAAAAATGTTTTGGCTCACACATTTTACAATATTGCCATAAATACAGAAAGCATCAAGAAACCTCCAGTATTTTTATTTTTAGAGAATGATGTTTATGACTATAAAATATATTATGAGTTTTCTGTATTTGGGTATTATTACAATCCAAACAAAGTTAATATGGCAAACCATACTTCAAATGTGTTGAAACGTGTCTTGGTACCCGACCACATACATGCAAATATGTTACAGAATTATATATTTTATACTCCTCACCTTTGCAAGTGGAATAATGTTTCTGGTATTATTGAACTACAGAATATGGCTTTGTTAAAGGCTTTTAGCGATATAAAATACACATTCAAAGAAAAAGAGATGTATAGTAGTTCTCCTAGTTTTGTTTTTACACCAGATAACAGATTGTATGTATGTGTTAGAAAAGTGAATTATTTTATAAAGCCAGATGGTTCGTATGAACACAAAGATGGGATAGTAACAAAGAATCACATATTTGAATTTGACACTTCAAACAAGTTGTGGATGTACAAAAGACATTCTGAACTCTTGTATAACAAAAACTATGATGACTATTATGTTGGGATTGAAGACTTGAAGTTGTTTTATAGTTCTTCTTCACAAAGTCTAACATATATCGGAACAAGACCTCTTCCTGCAAATAACGGTATTTCGATTGACCAAGGAGAAGTTTTTTTAAATGAACCCTCTTTCTCTACAAAAAATAATACAAACCTCACACATTCAAGCAATAAAAATTGTGAAAAGAATTGGGTGTTATTTAAAGACTCTACAGGAAAAGAAAAGATTATTTATGAATGGAACAACCATACGGGTATTGTCATCGGAGATTTATCGACAGAAATTACAGAGAAAGTATTAAATAACTGGGATAGTTCTCCAACTATTTCATCTAGAGAGTTTGTGCAAACTCATGTTATTGATGCTAGAAACAAGTTGCCAAAGGGAGTAAGGGGGTCTACAAATGGCATAAATATTGGAAATGAAGTGTGGTTTATTTGTCACACGATATCTTACGAAAACACCAGAAATTATTATAGTTTGTTTGTTGTGTTGGATGCTACTTCTTATGAAATTAAAAGAGTGAGTGATATTTTTAAGATGTCGGAAAACAAGATTGAGTATGTTCTTGGTCTTGGATATATCCAAGATTCCGATAAATTTTTGATAGGGTATAGCACAATGGATCGAACAACAGATTATGTGATGATTGAAAAAAGTGTGTTGATTGAGAAGTTGAATATGGAAAGTTTAATTGAAGAAGTAGAAACGGATAATGTGGTGATGTCTGTTATTTCTTAGGTTCACATAGATATGTTAAAAATGAATTAAAAATGTCTAAACAAAATAATAACAAAATGTCGACAACCTTTGAAACTCTATTTGGAATTGATAAATCTGGAAGAACAAAGACTTGGGAAGCATATGTAATTTTAAATGAAGATAACACTGCAACAGCCACCATAACATATGGATTGTTAGAAGGTAAGAAACAAACTACTACAAGACATTACACTGTTGGAAAAAACATTGGCCGGTCGAACGAAACCACTTCTTATGAACAAGCGATATCGGAGACCCTATCTAAATGGAAGGATAAGAGAGAAAAAGAGGGATACACTACACAACAACACCAACAAGAAAAGGAATCTTCAGAGATATCGACAATATCACCTCCAACAACACAACAGAAAATCCTCCCTATGTTGGCTCATGTGTTCGACCCATCCAAACAAAAAAACAAAATCCAGTTTCCCTGTTATATACAGCCCAAGTTAGATGGTGTAAGATGTCTTTGTTACCTTACGGAAGATGGAACCAGAGTGTTGGCGCAATCTCGTACGGCTTCTTATTTTGAGAGTGTCGGTCACATCACTACCGAATTATTGAGACCCTTTCTGGAAAACCCCGAATTGGGGCGCAACGTTGCCCTCGACGGAGAACTCTACACAGGTTCAATGCCATTTGAACAATTGGTTGGTCTCGTTAAAAAGAAAAAACTCTCAACAGAAGATATTGGTAATCTAAGGGACATTTCTTATCATGTATATGATATTATCGACAAAGACCATCCAGATGCATCATTTCACGAACGATATCAGAAACTTAGAAGGATAACAGAAGCAATTAACTCTCCCTTTGTGAAACTTGTCGATACTCAAATAGCAAACAACACAGAAGAATTCCGTGGATTCTTTTCAACCTCCATTCAAGACGGATATGAAGGAGTAATGTTGAGAAATATGAATGGGAAGTATCGGTGTAATTATAGGAGTTATGATTTGCAGAAATATAAGGAGTTCTTTGAGGCGGAATATGAGATTTGTGGATTCAGAGAAGCAGAGGGGCGTGACAGAGGAACTGTGATTTGGTTTTGTAGATTACCGGATGAATCTGGGACTGTGTTTAGTGTTCGTCCAAGAGGTACTTTGGAGATGCGTAGGCTTTGGTTTTTGAAAGGGGATGATTATATTGGGAAACAGTTGACAGTTATATATCAAGAACTAAGTGAAATGGGAGTTCCAAGATTTCCTGTTGGGAAATGTGTGAGAGAAGGATATTAGATAAATCAAATAAAATATATTTCATAGTTTTTTTGATTTTACTTAACAATAATTATACAGAAAAACATTCTTCTTCCAAAGTAACAAACAACCTATTCATATTTGTAATTTCTGGAGTGATTCCTTGGTCTGTAAACAATATGTCGATAAAGCAGTTATCACGAAACCGAATGGAATATGTTTGTTGTATGTTGTTTCTTCCGATGCGTCCAATTGATTGAATGATTTTTTCTTGTGTCAATTCAAGATCTTTGCTGAGATATCCATGACAGAATTGGTAGTTCGTTCCATATATATAATCGCTCGAAGCAATAATTAAATAGAGTTGTTGTTCTGTTGCCAATTGCTTTACGATTTCCAAATACTTTGGATTCTTGTGTGTTGTAAAAATTCCAATTCCCATCAATAACAATATTTTCCAACTATCATCTATCTCGCTAAGAGACATAATCTCGACAATTGTAGAGTCTTCTATACGGCTTGTGAATGGTGTCCCTCCAGTTAAAGAGTCAATATTAGGAGCCCACTTATTTAAGTGTAACATGCTATTTGGAATAAATACTTCATTTAGATTAACAGGACGAACCTGCATTCTTAATTCATCCAAGTCTGCCTGTAACTTTCGGCAGATTCCTTTTTCCTCTTTTGCTTCTGGATTATCGCGGTCTCCTTTAGATTTTGACTTGGATTTGTTTTTTGAAGAAGAACCACCTCCTCCACCACCGGACTGTGATGATTCTTGAGCGTCTTCCAGTTCTTTTTCTAGAACCATTATTTTTTCAGACAAAACATTATTTCTTTCTATTTTACTCATAATTTCGTCCATAACTAAAGATGGAATGTTAGCATGTTGTAAACAAAAGTGAGCGACTTTTTCAACATCATTTGCCAAAAAAATAGTGGGGCCGTCGGTTAATGTGTGTGCGTCGCTGGTTGTTAGATATATTCCATAAGTCCCTGGTTTCCCTGTAGGAGATTGAATTACAGATGTAGTTGGTGTTGTAATTGGTTCTTGTATACTCTTTAATCTGCGAAGGTCTCCCCCTCCACTGATACCACCTCCACTATTAAAATCTCCACTAATACTGTGGAACTTTTTAATGGGTGCCGAAGTCACAGAGTTGTTTGTATTCATATAACACTTTCTATTTCTTAACAGAGAACTGTAAATTTCTTCCCACATATCTGGGTCTAAATTCTGTAACATGTCTAAATAACCTTTCTTTATATTTTCCATTGTCAGTTGAGATATATCGACAATTCCAATTCTTTCTAATCCGGAACTTGAAACTCCAGAATTTCGTTCAAGAGAAATAACTTGCAAGATAAAAGAACATACTTCTCCCAAATCCAAATAACGCATGATAGTTAAGTTGTTAGAACAATGTTCTGCAACTCTTACTACTTGTCGATAATCATTTGAATAGAAATGTGGAACAACAATATATCCGTTATTGTCAAGAATTGGTATTGTCTTTTTACATTCATAACTAACTATGTTATATATTTCTGGATTTGGTTTATCTTCATCATTTCTTTCAAACTTTTGTTTGAAATCTGCAATGACCTGAGGTATAGTGTGAAACTTTGGTAAGGTTGCTGATGACAAAACAATATTAGGAACTCTGTTTTTGCTCCAAGTTTCTTGAATGAGTGTGTGTAGTTCGTGTTCTTCATAATCCATAGAAATTGTGGGTTCATCCCAATACATAATAACTTCTTCTGGCATATTGAACTGTAACATATAAGTCATCGACAAAAGATAGGATTGAATGTCACAAATCATAATCTCGACTTTTGTTCCATTGCTGTTATTAACGCGTCCAATTCCTCCAGATCTTTTGTTGATAGTGTAGTCAACTGCAGAATAATAGTGAAGACGAATATCTTCCATTGAATTACATCCAAAAGCAAAAGCCACTTTTTTTTGTACACTGATGGCAGAACGAGCAAGAGAGAGTCCAACGTGTCTTGCTGCACAAACAAAAATAACTCTGTGTCTTTCAGATAATCCTATGGGGCTAAGTGTTTTTCCTGTTCCAGTTGGAGCAATATATAGAATGAGTTTTGGTCCTTCTCTACAGGAAATTGTGAACAATTGTTTTTGGTGGTCGTAAAGAGAAATATTTTTGTATTTCAAAAGTAAAGAGTTTTTTTCAATGATATCGACACTTTGTTCCAAAAGTCGAATGAGGTTTACTTCTGTAATATATTTATCGAGAGTGTTATTAACCAAATATGTAATGTGTCTATTTAATTGATAAACACTATTTCTCGACAATTGGTATAGAGTATAATAGTGAAATTCGAATGAATGTTTTTCAAACTGTTTCTTTACAATTGGAAGTATGTGTTCCAACAGTATAAATTCGTAAACTGTTGATTGTACTAACTGTGTTTTATTTTGTTCAAGCCTTATTTTATCTGCTGTTTTGATTTTTGTTTTGGAAGATATTTTGATGTCGATAGTGTTATCTATCTTTTTAAGTTCTTGATAAATTGGATAGAAATAGGTAGAAAAAAGGTGGTCTTCCATTTCTCTCGAGTAGGATATTTTGAGATATTGGAATAGAGACTTTTGGTGATTATGTTCTGTATTTACATCAGCCATTCCTTGTTTAATCAACTCAAGGATATGTATTTCGTTTTGTGGTAGAGGTTTCTCGATGCTTTGCCATTCGGTCTTAGTTAATTTTGTTTGATTGAAATCCATTTTGTTTTTATTATCGACAAAGGTTTATTTTCTTTTATGAATAATGGTCTTATTTGAGCCCAGGCGTTATATATTATGAAAAAGAACTTAAAGAACTTCGCCTCCAAAAGTATTCTCTGTATTATAAGAAATATATAGAAATCCATCTTCATCTTGATACTCTTTATAGACTTGTGACATTAATGAAGACATTGGTGGAATCGTACCTTCTATAAAAATAAAAAGGGCTTTTTCTGAAGCCATATGCATTCTCTTTCGAATTACATATACAAATTGTCCTACTGTCAAGTCTAATGGTATAAGGTATTTTATTTTGTCGATAAAAGGACATTCCTTATTTGCTCTGTTATGTCTTTGACAAATTACAGGAATTCTGTCTGGATATTTGTTGAGCATTTTTAAACTTTCCATTTGTCGGTTGTTAAAGGTGTGGTCTGCTTTGAAGTCTGAATGAGAGGGCCTTGGGCTTTTGGTAGAGGATACAAATAATTTAGTGTTTTTCATTTACTTTGGAGAGGTGGTGTTTCTTTAAGTTCTGGATTTATATTATTACAAAGAACTGCTATTTCTTGAGACAAAATGTCAACTCTTTTATTTGTTTCTTCCAACTGTTGAGATAACTTTGTTACAATTTGTTTAAGAGAATCCAATTCATCTTCTTTTTTAACAGTCTTTAACTTTGAGAAAAATCCCAAGGTTGAAATATCTTGTTGTGGTTGTTCTCCACTATACTTGTCGATATCTATTAAATCTTCTTTGTGGATTTCATCTTCTATTACAGAACCTATATGTAATTTTCTTGTATTTTGTTGTTGAGAAATAACATCATACTTTCTTTCGCTAAGAGCCTTTTTCATCAACACATCTAAATCAGCAGAAGGATTAGATTCTTCATCTTTAAAAACTGGAGGAGTTGGTGTAGGAGGGACTGCATATTGTTGAAAATGTTGTTTATGAATTTCAAGTTGTTCATCAAAAGATACGTTCTTAGAACGAGAACCTTGAGGTCTGGAAGGTTGATATAATGGTTGTTCTGTAAATCCTGTAGACTTAGACTGAGTTCTACCGTAGTTTGTAATGAGGAGTCTAACAAATTGTTTGTTCATCTCTATCAAAGGATGGCGGGTTCCATTTATTTGTCCGAATTCTAAAAACAGTTTGTTAAAAGATGCATAATCGAGATTAATTGATTCTTCTGTAATCAAGTCAAAAAGCATATCTGAATTTTTTTTCGATAAAAAGGACATTAGTATTTGAACGACAAAAATATTTAAATCAAAACGTATACTTTCTTTATGGAGGAATATAAAAAAGCAAAAGCAGTTATGGGTCTTGAAACAGATAGATTCACACATTCAGAACTCAAAAAAGCATATATCAAAAAAGCAATCTTATGTCACCCAGATAAGAACAACTCTTCAAAAGAAAGCACTCAACAATTCCAAGAACTTCAATCTTGTTATTCTTATTTATCGACATTTGTTTCATCAGAAACAACAGAAGATTCAACAGAACCTACTACTAAACATACTACTGATAATGGAGAAGAAATCCTTGCATTTATGAATGATGTCCTTCAAGGAAAATATCAACAAGTTTTTATAGATTTAGTATGTGGAATAAAAAATATTTCTTTATCTGCTTTGGAAAAAATAAGCAAGAGACAGCTTCAAAACATATATGATTTTTTGAAGTTGTGTGGTCCAAATCTCTTTATATCAGAAGATGTGCTACAGGTAATTAAAGATATTCTTGACAAAAAAGACAGAACTAAAGAATTGTTATATACATTATCGCCAACACTCAACGATATGTTGTGTGACAAATTATACAAACTAACTCTGGAAAACGAAACCTATTTAGTTCCTCTTTGGCACAATGAGGTATGGTATGATGGGAAAAAAGAAGGAGAAGATATTATAGTTTCTTGTGAACCAACCCTTCCAGAAAATATATTTATCGATTCAGACAATAACATACACGTAAAAATAAGTATTTCATTAAATAGTTCTTTATTAAATGAAGCATACACAATAACACTAGGAAAAAAAATATTCACCATACCAGTGAATCAGTTATATATAACAACGGATATACAAACTATTTGCTTTTCAAATTGCGGTATATTGAAAATCAATGAAGATAATTTTTATGATATGTCTAAAAGGTCAAATATATATTTTATAATAAATTTAGTATAAGTTTGGCATTTATTTCTTTCCACGTCCTTTCTTGGTTGCCGCTGGAGATGGAGTGGATGCTGGAACTGGTGCAGGAGTAGAAGGTTCTTCATCAACATCTTCAGTTTCAGGTTGTTCTTCTTTTTCATCATCACTGTCATTCACTTCAGTTGAAACTAGAGCGTTTGATGATGAACTAGAACTAGTATATTCCTCTTCTTCTTCAGGATTTTGATGATTACTCAAGTCAACCTTCTTTTGTAATAGTTTCTTGTCGGTTTCTTTGAGTTCAATATGACAGACACCTTGGATAGAAGTGTTTTGTTGTTTCACAATAGTTTGAACCAATTTCCAAGTGACTCCCATCTTACCACCAACAATCCACAATCCACCACACTGAACTACAGTTGCCATATTAGTTCCTCGAGTGATGAAATCCAAAGGAGTGGTTGATGGGTCTTCCTCATTAGGGAATAGTTTCTCCTTGTTCTCATCATAAATTTCAGAAGACCACTTACCATCAAAGCAAGGAATTTTCACACTAATAGTAGGTGCACGAGAAGTGTCTAACTCACCGGTTTCCTTGTTCTTTGGATACTTCAACATAGGAGTCCAAATCATATCCACCATTTCCTCATTCTTCAACTGCTTTCCAAGCCAATCCTTTGAGAATTCGAAAACCTTCTTCTTGAGAGCCGCTTCAAAATCCGACAATCTTGCCAAACAAGCACCATATTCCGGATCCACAGACTCGTCATTAATATCTGGGAATTGGAGAGAACAAGAGTATTGTTTGTTGTCTTGGTAATCGCTTGCTCCAAAGGTAAACATAATTGGGAGTTTCATACGAAGAGCGGTGTGAGTAATTTTGTTCATCATTCCAACATTTTTTCCTCCTCCCTGAGTAGCCTTGGGAGCGTAAAATTTGATGTCGTTAACAGTAAGGTCAGAGCAGTTAATAATAGTAGAAGCCATTTTAATTGATTGTTTGTTGATATAAATAATCTCATTCCTTTAAATCAATTTTTTTTAATTAAATAAGTATTTGACACGATTTATGGAGTAAACTATAATTTACATATTTTATAGAGTATATAATATATAATATGTAAAAAATATAAGGTTCTTTATATAACTCAAATAAAATGAATATTGAACCTGAAAAAAACTTTGATAAAAAAACAAAAAAACAAAAACAAGAAAAACAAGAAAAACAAAAAAAAGAGATTCCAACAATAAACAATATCGACAAAACAAAAACTATCAACTATACTGTTGCAGAATTAAAAACATATCTAAGAAACAATAATTTATTGTTGACAGGAACAAAACAAATACTTCATGATCGTCTATTTAGTTGGCTCAATATGTCGATAAACTCAACAAAGATACAATCAATATATCGAGGATATTTTGTTAGGAGTGTTTATAAATTATTCAACCGGTATCAAGAAATGACTAAGGAATGTGTGAATGAACAAGATTTTTGTTCCTTTGAACCTCTGACAGATGTCGATAAATTCCAAATAATTTGTGTAAGGGATTCTGATGGACATGTTTACGGATTTGATATACATTCTATTTTCCAATACAAAACAAAGTTGGAATTTGGTGTTGAATTAGTAAATCCATACACTCGTAACAAGTTTCCTTCCTCTTTCTTTACAGAGTTGTCGAAAATTGTGTATGCTTCTAAACAAAAAATAATTTCAACTATTATCGACAATAAACCAGATGACTTAGTAGAAGGTCTTCCTTTTGAGAAAAAAGTAGATTTACGTGCTCTTTCTCTGTTTCAACACATTAACTCTCTTGGAAATTATAGCGATGCATCTTGGCTTATGTCTTTGCCGAGAAGACGAATTATTAATATGATACAAGAACTTTACGACATATGGAACTTCCGGTTAAATATTAGCCAAGAAATAAAACGAACTATTTATCCTCCTTATGGAAACCCTTTTGGAAATTCTATGGATGTCCATATCGGTAATATGACAGATTACGAATTAAAGGATTTTGTCTTAGGAATACTTGAGAATTTTGTTTTAAAAGGTATCGACAGAGATGCTCAAAGTTTAGGATCGTTTTATGTGTTAGGTGCACTGACTCTAGTAAATTCAATTGCAGCAGAGGTTTCGCCTTGGTTGTTTCAATCTTTTATTTATTAATTATAAATATCCATATGTGGTATCGAGGTATTTATTTTGTTTAGAGATATTTAAATACTTTTGTATGTTGCGTAAGTATTTAAAAAACTATGTATCGAAAAATGAAAACTTTAGAAATAATCACGACCATTTACGGATATAATATATATAATGCGTTAAAACACTTAAAAAGAAGGTATTTGTATATATCATAAAAATGTCCAAGCAATCTTCCAAGCAAACTTCTAAGCAAATCAAGGCCACCGAGCCTGCCTCAGTTCCTACCCCTGCCCCTACTCCTGCCCCAGTAGCGGCTGCCCCTTCTCCTGCACCTGTTTCTGAAAAGTCTCCTCGCAAGTCAAAGAAGTCTGAGACTACTGTTGTTCCTTCCTCTGAGCCCGTTGCCACTTCTTCTGAGCCTGTTTCTATGTCTGTTGAGACCCTTCCCGAGGCGGAGCAAACTGCCGCTGAGACTGCCAACGACATCGAGGCTCGTTGCCTCAAGTTCTATGCTGAACTTCAGGAGGTTGCCGGCAAACTTTCTCATATGAAGGCTGCCTTTAAGGCTATTGAGCGGGATTATGGAAAGAAACTTAAGACTGCTTCCAAGGGTCACGGAAAGAAGAAGAGTGGAAACAGAGCCCCTTCTGGTTTTGTGAAGCCCACCAAGATTAGTGCCGAACTTGCTGCCTTCCTTGGCAAGCCTGTTGGAACTGAGATGGCTAGAACTGATGTTACTCGAGAGATTAATGTCTACATTCGATCCAACAATCTTCAAGACTCTGCCAATGGTCGTCAAATCAACGCCAACCCTGCTCTTGCTTCTCTCTTGAAGTTGAAGGAGGGGGATGTTCTTACCTACTTCAATCTCCAGAAGTACATGAGTGTCCACTTTATCAAGGCTGCTCCTGCACCTGCCACTGTTTAAATACAATAAAAAACAAAACAACTCAAAGAACACAACTCAAAGAAAAAGATAAAATAAATAACAAACACAAACACATCCTAAAAACAAACCAACTAATTATAAAAATATTTACAAAACCTTAAAATGAAATATACCTTATAAAATATTTCATTTTACATTCTTTACAATTCAAATACTTATTTATGAATATTTTATTGTGTTAATATATAATGAATACAAATAAATTAACTAGGTTTGTAATTAAATGTGTTAGTAGTTCCATCTCTCCTTCTGCAGATATCTCCAGTTTAGAAAATGACTTGAATTTATTCTTTTCTTTATTTTCTACATATTCTAAAAATGAATTAGAATACCAACTGTCAATTGCAGATGATATACGCAAAAATCTTAAATCACAGTATAGAAAAGTAATCTCTGATAGACAAAGATATTTAGAAATATCAACTCCTCCAACTGTTCAAAACCCTTTTGAATTTATGTATGATAATACAAGCAGTGCTTTTTCAGATAGAAGAACATATGATACAAAATATTCGACCAGTCTTGCTTTTGATTTTATAAACATCCTTATTCCGTATAACAAAGATGAAACAGATAATTTTGATAAAATACAGAATACACTTTGGAACGTAATGTGCTTTATTCGTGTAACTAAATTAGCAATGTTAAATATTAGTGATACAAATGAAGAAAATACTTCTGCACCTGCCGCTGGAATTAAACACAAAAATCGTAGAAGGACTCGTAGTAGCATGAAGAAAAAGAGGAGGAAAACAAAGAAAACTAGAAAAAATAAGAATAGAACAAAATAAGCATTACAGAGTCATATCATATACATAACCACCTAGACGGGTGTGTTGGGTTGATTTGTTTTTTTCCTTTTTACAATTGTAGATGTTGGTTTTTCTGGTTGAGGTGGAGATGGAGGTACCGGTGGAGGAGTTTTCGGATCTCTTTTACGAAATATAGTTGCGGTTTTTGGTGGAGAAATCTTCTCCGGAACAGTCTCCTTCTCATTGTCCTTTGTTTCTTCTTTTACAGAATCTTCTGTAGTCAATGCACTTGTCGATTTTTTTGTTGTTTTTGATGTAGATGGTTTTTTGCTAGAAGTGGGTTTCTTTTGTACGGTTTGTGTATCTTCATTGGATACTTTTATTTCCTTGGTTTTCTTTTTTGTAATAGATTTGCTAACGGGTTTATCGGTTGAAAACATTTTTGTGAGAGAAGCCTTTACCTTTTTATCTACACAAGAATAATCACATCGAGTATATAAACCTTCTGTAAGGATAATAACAGAAAGGTTATCTTGAATGTCTTCTTTTGTGAATCCATAAGAAATACACTTATCGACAAATTCCTTTGGAGAATTTATTTGGTTATATAAGATCATCACCATATAACTCATATAATCCAAGCGAAAATGTCCTACAGGAATATTGGTGTTTGATTCTAGAGAGCGGATGACATTCGATTTTTTAGTTCTGGAAGACATTTTTCCTAGATAACCTGTAAAGTTTATTTTTGATTTTGGATGACAAACTGTAGTAACATTAATAACTGCAACAGAATTGTATTCATATGGCAACAGGTCATAATCGGACATTGCATAAGAAGCAAAATTGAGATGGAATAGTTCTTCTTGTTTTGTTTTTGTTTTGATAATGTTCTGCGGATAATTTTCGTGAATCATTAGAGGCAACAATTCTTTTTCCATATTAAACAAATCAACTTTATCGACAAAGTTGGTCATTTGAGACATAAGATCTGTTGTTAATTCAAAGAGATTTGTTTTGATTTTGTCCTTGTTATTGTTTAACTTTCCTTTTCTTTTTGTGTTGTAGCCGCTGCTTGCGGCGGTTGTTGTAGTTGGTTCAGTAAGTTCATAAATTAAGGCAAACTCTGTATTCAGGATAGCGTTTCTAACATCTCCTTCTGCTGTTTCAACAGAGGTTTGTATGAGTTGAGATTGTTGTGTTGTAAGTCGATTCGTATTGAGTTCTTTCTTTACTATTTCTGTTATATATCGACAAATCTCTTGTGAAGTTGGTTTGAAGAACTTAATGTCAGTACAGAGAGATGCAAGGGTCTTTATTTTTGGTTCGTAGCGGTCATTACAGGTTAATATGATTGGTATTTTTGTTTCTTTTACACATCCACAAAGAGAAGTCAAAAAACCATTGTCATTTGAAACATCGACATCATTTACGATTAAGATGTTTGATTTTCCCCAAATATTTTTTTTTGTTTTTACAAAGGGAGCAACTCTGCTTTGTATAAATCCATCATTTCTCTCATCATCCGAATTAACTTCCATTACATTATATTCTGGTTGTTTTGTCAAGAGTTCAATAGACAATGTTTTTCCAACACCACAAGGTCCAGATACCAAAACACAATTCGAGATGGTAGGCCAAGTAAGTAGCCATCTTCCAAGAGTTTGGACTGCAGTTTTGTTTCCAATAATTTCTGAAAATTTGGTGGGTTTGTACTTTTCAAGCATAATATTCTTTGTGATATACTTTGGAAAAAGTAATTTAAAATCAATTTTATATATTAATGTTTGTCATTCTCAACCCGTTTCCATCCAGAGACACCCCCTCTATTGCCTCAACAAATTCCGATTGTCTGTAATGACTCCTTATCCATTCTAACAGAAAACGCAACTCTGACTGATTTATTTTTAACAAGTTAGGATTATTATTAACACACCATTCTATAAAGTCCTTATGATAATACAAGAAAATGCTTTTAATGACATAATAAGCAAAAACATTTGTGTCTTCTTCGTATTTATCCTTACAGTGAGGAGTGATTACTCTTGAGTATGTGAACCCTTGATGTGACAATACCTTCTTTGCTTGCATTAGACTGTGATTGATTTCATTACGGATGATTATCGACAAATCCTTCTTTTTTAACTTTGAATAAAGAAACATAACAATCATCTCAGCCCAAAATTCTGTATATGACTCAAATAACAAAATTGTTGGAGACACACAAAACATATCTTTGAGTTCTCTGTCAATATAAGTTGGCTGTTCATAGGCAAAGTCTAACCCAAAATAATGAAAACTTTCGTGAATAAAAACTTTAAACCATTCCTCTTGTCGATAAATGACAATATGATTATCCATATCACACCTACTTGAAAACCCAGTATTACAGTTTATAGGAGACAATTTTTTGTGTATAGAACCACCTCTTTCGTGATTATTCGTTGGGAGATTTTTTTTAAAAGGCGTTAAATAAACTTTTATTTCTACTTCATTACATTTAATTGTTGTATATTTTTCAATCGTATGCAACCACCATATCACAAGTTTCATTTGTTTGTTTAAAGATTCCAATGGAATTGTATTATCATAACAGTAAAATTCAACATCATAAGATATTGGATTGTTTCCTTTATAATAAAGTTTTTCTGATGGATGAGTTTTTATGTAATCTCTTATCTCTGTCGGAAAATAAATACTTGATGTTTCTTCTGGCAAATGAATAGATGGAACTTCATCATAAATAGGATTCGGAAGTTTTGTTTTCCATATATTTTCTGTTATTGTATTTTTTATTTCTTCCAACATATATACTGTTGTTTAAATAAAAAATAAAAATACTACAATATCGACATAAATTCATTACACAATTACTTGTGTAGAAGAGTTTAGTTATAATTTTGCCAATACCCAATTAACTACATACTGGTCATCATTGCTCCAAGATAAATAATCATCACCTTCCATAACAAATATATTAACCTCTATACAATTCCCGTCGTCATCCAAGAAATGTACGTGAATTTCGGCTTGTTGAAACAACTTTACGCTTGTCACAAAAATAGCAATTTTATTTGATGTTCTTACTGTTACAAACTCCTTGGTTTGTATGGAGACTTCTGTGAAACTCATTTATATTATTATACAACACATTTAAAATCCTTTATCTTCCTAAAAAGGATTTCTGTTTTTTCTACTTTTATTTTTTCTATAAATGGTTTGAGGAGTAAGAGAACTTGTCGATAAATCATATTGAGTTCTTAGATTATTTGACAATATCTTTGTTTTATTTTCTTCCATTCTTTGTCTTATAATTCGTTCATATTCATCACTTTGTTTTTCTTTTTCCTTGAGAGAAGAAAGAAGTTGACGGTCAATATCTAGTTTGTGTTTTTCTAATCCATGAACTATTCCTGATATATAGTCGATTGTTGAAAAAGAAAATAAAAGAGGTCTCGATAACTTGTGAAAATCTAATTCTTCCTCTCCATGTACTTGTTTTAAGTATTTGTATTTTGACGGAGTAAATTCATATAGACCTATATTTGTAACACATCCATTTGGCTTAACCAAATATATAGGAGCATACAAAACACCATAACTGGAATATCGGTTTTGAACTTTTCCTATACATATCGACACAGGAATGCTATAAATCTTTGTTTCATGTCCAATTAATTCAGTATTCATATCTTCTGTTTCTATAGCAGTAGTCTCTGGATAATTTAATCTTTTATTTATAATAGATTGTACCATATTTATTAGTGAAAGTGAAAAAAATAATAGATATATAAACAATTAAGGTTCATTTATTGTTGATCCCTCCTTTTCTTAATCAATTTAATCTATCAATCTTTTGGTTTCTTTGCAATATCTTGAAGTTTAAATAGTGTTTTGCTAGATATGCTTGGAAATTGTTTATGCTTTATTGTCGATAACTGTTGTAACTTTGTATGAAATAACTCATAATGGTGTGGAGGAGAATATAGACAATTTATGTTCTCAACCAACTCATCTACTTCATTTACACGATTCGGTTCTGTTATGAAAGTCTCTGTTTTTTCTAAAAGAACCCTTAGAATATTTTCAATGTTTTCTCTTGGAGCCATTCCATTTTTCATTAAACACACAAACATAGTTGACATTGCTTTTCTTTTTTCATTTGCAATGTTCATCAAACAGAATTGGTCATAATCGACATTTGGATCTACATATACCATATTTTCAAACATTTCTAAAAACTTCTCATAAACAGTATTGTAATGTCTGTAAAAAGGATTATCAACTAAAGAAGATGTTGTCGATAAAGTTAAATTTATCAAATGAGAATATATATCGGAATAGAGACTTGTGTAAAAGCGGTTAGTAGAAGCAACCTCAAAAACCAACTCAGCAACTTGTATAAATTCACTTTCTTCTCTAAAAGGTTCAATCATTCCATTTAATTTTTCGACACAGTCTAAATAATTTTTTGGAGATACTTTGTTTAACAACAAGCGAATTGCCGTAAAAGGGTTTATCTTTTTCTCTTCACTTAACAATGAATTCGACCGCGTAAAGTCTAGTTTTGTTTTCTTAAAGTTAAGTGGTTTAATAACTTCTACATTTGACTTGAAATGTCGATGCAAGTCACGGAGAATGGAAATGACTTCTGTATTTAATTGATATTCAAATCCATTATTTTTTATGCTATTAAAATCTGCAATTGTGTATTGCACCATGAATGATAAATATTTAGATTAACTTTTATATAATTTTATTTATATACTTAAATACATACTTCTTAATAACCTAAAATGGATAATTTAAATTCAACAAACCCTATTGATGAGACCATTACACCTCCTTCTGTAGAAGAAAGATTTCCACCAGTTAGTGTGTGGGATGAACTACCACTTACAGAAGATATTCTTAGAGGTATTTATGGATATGGATTAGAACGTCCTAGTCCAATTCAATCTAAAGCAATACTTCCTGTAATTCAAGGGCATGATGTAATCGCTCAAGCCCAGTCAGGAACCGGAAAGACGGCTACATTTACTATTGCCTCTTTGGCCAGAATCGATTTAACTTTAAGGGAAGAACAGATATTAATTGTTGCTCCTACTAGAGAATTAGTTCAACAAATCGTTACAGTTGTAAATAACATCGGTTCTTTTATGGAGGGTCTTATTATAAAGACTGTTTTAGGAGGAGAGTCTATTTATGATGACATTGATTATTTTAAAAAAAACGCACCACAGATTGTTGTAGGTTGTCCTGGAAGGATGTTGGACCTTTTGAAACGCAAAGTCATACACATTTCAAATATAAAAACACTTGTTTTAGATGAAGCGGATGAACTACTTTCATCTGATTTCCGCAATCAAATACAGGAAATTATTGGAAAACTTCCACATAGCGTTCAAATCGCTTTGTTTAGTGCTACTCTACCGGAACACATCAAAGAACTAACAAGAGTATTTATGAATAATCCTGTTGAGATTTATGTAAAGCAAGAACAACTAACATTGGAAGGTATTAAACAATATTGTGTTGCCATACATCATCAAAACCAAAAATATGAAACTTTAAAAGACTTGTACTCATCTATTTCAGTTTCACAGTGTATCATATACTGTAACAGTATCAATCGTGTTATTGAATTATATGAAAATTTGACTCGAGATGGTTTTGCAGTTTCTTGTATTCATAGCAATTTATCAAAAGAAGAAAGAGAGAGTGCCTTTGTCGATTTTAGAAAAGGGTCATCACGTATTCTTATTTCTTCAAATGTGACATCAAGAGGTATCGACATACAACAAGTTAGTGTAGTTATTAATTATGAAATTCCACATGATGTCAGCAATTATCTTCACAGAATTGGAAGGAGTGGTAGATGGGGACGTAAGGGTGTTGCTATTAATTTCATTACTCCACAAGATGTAAAGAAAATGAGATATATTGAAGAGTATTATTCAACAGAAATACAAGAGTTGCCAGAAAAATTTTAATGTTTGATTTATTAGTTAAACTTTCAAAAATAAATTTATTATATTATGTATGCTTCATAATATAATTTCTAAAATGTGTGTTTCTGAAAAAGAAAAAGATCCAGAACCCTTTGTGGAATCGACGAATGTGTTTCGTCTACCAATTTACTATAACAAACAGAAATGTACAATTTCACAAGAAGTATCGACAGAGTTAGAGATAGAAAAGGTATATGAAGTTTTTTCTCCAACAACAAACAGCCACGAAGTATCCGTTTTAAAAGACCTTGCAGAAACTTATACGACTGATGTTAAATACTTACAAGACACACAAGAATTCATAACAAAGTACAAAACTCAACCTACAGATGTATTGTCTATGTTTGGTGGAAGCGATAGTAAAACTCATTATGAAACTGTTATAGAACTAGAAAAAGAGTTACGGATAGACCAGTTTTTATCCAAGTACGGTTTAATTGATTACGAGCATTTTGAATTTCTCAACAACGTAGAAAATGTTTTGCAAGTACTCACTTTATATGTCATTATTTCTCCTTTTTTGACAATCCTTACACCTCTGATAATAATAATTGTTCCTTTTTTCATTTTACAGATTAGATATAGTGAATTGTCGTGGGAACTTTATTTGTCAGTTTTAAAAGATGTTGGAAAATCAAATCCATTAATTCGAATGGTTACACATTATGGAGAATCGACATCCGAACAAAAAACCTATCAAGTTCTTACATTCTCTTTTTATCTGTTTTCTATTTACCAACAGATAACTTACTGTTATCGGTTCTATGAGAATTTTAAAAATGTTCACCGATATTTAATAGGTCTCAGAACATATCTCGACAAAACTATACAGAATATGCGACACATCATTTCATTTACGCACGAACTCAAAACATACAAACTATTTAATACCGATCTTTGTAAAAATATAAATGAACTAATGGACGTGGTTCATCTTCTATCACCCATTACCCCATTTGAATGGTCTGTGTCGAAATTCCTCCAAATGGGTTATGTCTTGAAAACATTTTACACAATTCAAAAGAATTCCGCTATAATGGAAAATGTGACATATGCTCTTCATTTCAATTCATATTACCGTCATATGGAAACTGTAGCCGGTCTTTACGGTTCTGGGAAAATATATATTGCTAAACTACTTAAAGAAAAGACCCCCACTGTACAACTTAAAGATATGTATTACCCTGCTTTGATAGGAGACGACAATTACTCATCTGTAATTAAAAATAATGTATCTCTCAATAAAAATCTCATCATAACTGGACCAAATGCATCCGGAAAAACCACCACCATTAAGGCAGTGTTCTTGAATGTTCTTCTTACACAACAGTTTGGAATGGGTTGTTATTCCGGTGCATCCATTACACCATTTAAATATCTACATTGTTATATTAACATTCCAGATACAATGGGGCGGGATAGTTTGTTCCAAGCAGAGGCAAGAAGATGTAAAAAAATTATTGATGAAATATCAACGAATACAAGCGGAAAACATTTGTGCTTATTTGACGAACCATTTTCTGGAACGAATCCGGAAGAAGCCATAGAAAGTTCAAAGAGATTTATACAATATATCACAAAACAACCGAATGTAAAATGGGTTCTTACTACTCATTTTAACAAACTATGCAAGTCGCTCAACAAACACAAACAAATACAAAATTGCCATATGGATGTATCGGAAAATTTGGTGGCTACATACAAATTGAAAAAAAATATTTCAAATGTTAAGGGTGCTTTGAAAATATTATCTGATATGGATTTTCCAAAAGAGATTATTCACAATTCGTTCTGTTAAAATAATAAAATTAATAGAATAATATAAAATGTTTTTTGGATGTTTTAATTCTTCTTCGTTTTTTTGTTTAGGAATAATACTTGTATTAATCGGTATTTTGGGATACTTGATTTCTAGAAAGTTCCAAGAACAAAATCTTAAAATAACAACAATGTGCGACTTAGTTACAACAATGGCTCAAGACCTTCAAATGCTTAAAATGCAAAATGCAGTAGATAAGTTACAACATACTTTACACAATCAATCCGGAGGAAATGGGACTTCATCACTTTCTGTTGGTGGAGGAAATGTTGCTGTCGATAGACTCGGTTTTGATACACTAGGTTATTTATGTGTTGATGAATCTAATAAAATAGTCGTATCCGATGATGAAGAGAGTTATGATGATGCGGATGATGCAGATGAGGATGATGATGATGAGAATAACGAAAGTATCCTTGAAGACTTTGATGATATGGGAGAGTTAGAAGAATTGGTAACGGAAACAGATGACATAGAGATTACAGAAATAAGTGAGCCTGCTAAACCTGAAATTGTGAATATTGAAATGTCTATGGATGGTCCATTGTTAACTAAACATATTGAAATCACAATTGAACCGGAGGCGTTAGTCCAACAACATAACTCCGAACAAGAAACTCAACCACACATTATTGTTAGCAAATTGGATACAACCTCTTCTCCAATTTCAATACCATTAGAAGACACTATGGATCTATCTACAAACACCTTTACAGATAGTCTGTTATCTAATGTAAATAAACCGAAAAAGACAAAACCTTCTCGTTCTCTTTCTGTGGAAGAAAGTGGAGATAGTTTTGAAAACTTGGAAAACTTCAACGGAGATTATTCAAAACTGAATGTTACTCAGTTGAGAAAGATCGTTACCGATCGAGGATTATCTACACATGCCACCAAATTGAAAAAGACAGAATTATTACAACTTTTGGGAAGTGGTGTAACAGTTGTAGAGTTGGAAAATGTCGATATCTAAATCTAAATGTATTTTTTTCAATTATATTATCGTAATAATAATATAATAGATGAATATGAATTTTATTCTAAAAAACCCTTTATTTGACCTCATTACACCTATCAATGCTATCGACACAACTCTTTTAAACAATTTTTATGTTCCTGAAACAGGTCCTAATCCGAATAATGCATCCTATTGGCAACCATACTCTGGATTGAACAATGCTTTAAGAAAACAAGAAGGAATACAATCTAACTGGGCTTACAGAAAATTTATGACTCAAAATGCGGTAGGAATTATGAATTATAACACGGTCGAAGCCCAACAAGCATTAGGTCTTCCTATTCGATTTTATTCTGCAGACAGTATCCCACAATCTTTTAATGCCAATAGTGATTTGAAGAAGTCTTTTGTTGAAAGGGAAAAAATACAGGCTAGAATGGTGTCACCGAGTCTTTAAGTATTTTATTTATATATTTGTTTTATGCAAAATGATTTAGGCATTATATATAGTAGATAATATTTATGGTTATTTTAAGCATAGATGTTGGAATAAAGAACTTAGCACTTTGCCTATTATCGACAAACAAAGAAATAGTTTTGTGGGATGTTTTAAACATATCAACTGAATCTTCTGACAAACCTGTAACAGAACATGTAAAATGTTCCTTATGTAAAAACAACGCCAAGTTCCGAAAAAGGGATACCCTTTATTGCCTTCGACACGCCAAAGAATCCGCTTACATTATTCCAACAAAAGAGGTGGCCTCCCATAAGTTGGAGAAGATGACTCTCTCTAAACTCAAAGAATTGGCAGACACTTATAGCATAGATATGAACATTATCGACAAACAAAAGAAATTAAAAGCAGAGTACGTGGCTGCAATTAGGGAAATCCTTCTCGAAAAGGCGGATGGAGACGTTCCAACAACAATAAAAGCAGCAGATATAAGCCTTGTCGATATTTCTAGAATAATGACAAACAAACTTGACAGACTGTTAGAAGGAATAGGAAATATCGACACTGTTATAATTGAAAATCAAATATCACCAATAGCAAATCGTATGACATCCATACAAGGAATGCTTACTCAATACTTTATTATGAAAAAAAGAGACCAACAAATTCAATACATTTCAGCAAAAAATAAACTAAAGGACTTTGATGTCGATAAAGAGTGTTATAAGGAACGTAAAAAGAGTGGAGTAGATATTTGTAAAACTCTATTGGAAGGTCAGCCATCCTGGTGCTCTTTTTTTATGGGTAACAAGAAAAAAGATGATTTATCAGATTGTTATTTGCAAGGAATTTGGTATATTGACAACAATAAATAATATGTGTATTCGTATAACTTAAAATTTTAACTTCTATAAAAGATATAACATAATGGACGATTTTATCGAAATTACAGAAATAAACGATTCTGATTTTGGAGGTGGAAGTGGAAGTGGAGGTACAAAGGGCGTTAACTTTGGAGGTGGATTAGAGTTCTTGATGAATGACAAAGCCAAGTCCGGAAAAAGCAAATCCACTACTTCAGATTTAGATAACCTTGACAATTTAGAGTTTGAATTGAACAACTTGTCAGATGAACCAGAATTATCGATGGGAAATGATGCATTTTCTTTTTCTTCTGGAACATCTAATGGAAATGATGAAAAAGAAGAAAAGAACAATTTTTTAAACATCAATGTAAACAAATCTTTAGGAGAGGCAACCGCAGATTCTTCTTTCAGTGATAATAAAACTTGGGATGGATTTTCAAAACTTAATACACCAATAAATCCTGACAAACCGTTTGTTCCTCCAGATGCGAAGATGTCAAAGGAAGAAATTATGATGGAAAAGTTTAGACTTTTGAAAAAAATAGAAACTCTTGAGAAAAAAGGGGTGGAGTTTTCCAAAAAATATACGATGGAGAGTTCGATGGCAGAGATGCAGGGAGAATATGATTCGATTGTAGAAGAAAAAACAAAACAAACATCCATCAAGTTTCAAGCAAATATGATGCTTTCTGTAGTGAATGGTATAGAATATTTAAACGGAAAGTTTGACCCGTTCGACATAAACCTCGATGGATGGAGCGAACAAGTAAACGACAATATCACGGATTATGATGAAATCTTTGGAGAACTTTACGATATGTATAAAGACAAAACACACGTATCACCGTGGATTCGCCTTTTGTTTCAGTTAGGTGGAAGCGGATTGATGGTACATATGACAAATACTATGTTTAAATCGGCAATGCCTAATATGGACGATGTGTTGCGACAAAATCCAGATCTGATGAGACAGTTTCAGAATGCTGCTGTAAATACTATGGGACAATCTAATCCTGGGTTTGCCGGATTTATGAATGGTGTTATGAATGGCAATATGGGAATGGGTGGAAACAGTAGTGGAGGAGGAACCACTACATCTTCTCCTCCTCATAATACTGATTTTGCTTCACAATCAAGAGGAGGTAATAATGTATATGGTGCTATGAATAATAATTCCAATTACACTATGCCTCCTCCACCTCCACATAATCCACATTCAGAAAACTATCGTTCTTCAAGAGAACCACCGAAACAACCTGCAGGGAGACCTGAAATGAAAGGTCCTAGCGACATAAATGATATTTTGTCGGGATTAAAAACAAAGAGCGTGAATATGAGTTCACCTCAAAATATTCCAAAAACAATTAATATCAATGATAATAGCACCATTAGTGTAGGTGATATTGCAGATCTGCAAAGTGAGGGCAATGCTCCAAAGAAGAGTAAGAGGCGTCCACGTTCCGACAAAAATAACACTTTGAGTTTGGCTCTTTAATTTGACAAAGACTTAACCAATAATATATAAAAATTGATTTAATATATTATTTTATTAATATAACAAACAAATGTCATCTAAAATCGTTGGTATTCAATTTAGCGTTCTCCCTCCTTCTGATATTAAGAATGGAGTTGCAAAAATCACTAATCGTGAAACCTATGTTTCAAATAAACCTGTTATTGGTGGATTATTCGACCCTAGAATGGGAGTCTTGGATTATGGATTAGTTTGCCCTACAGATGGTCTTGATTATATGCAAACACCTGGATATCACGGTTATTTAGAAATTGCAAGACCAATTTTCTACATCCAATATCTAAGCACTGTCCTCAAGATTCTCAAATGTGTATGTTTCAAATGTAGCAAGTTACTCATCAGCAAAGAAAAATACAAACATGCTCTCAAGATGTTGCCGGATGCTCGTTGGAAATATGTATGCGGATTGTGCGATAAAATAAAGCGTTGTGGAGAAGACACTGAGGATGGATGTGAAAGTTTGGTTCCAATCAAAATCAAAAAGACTGATGTTGCCACTGTTTTTGCAGAATGGAAAAATACGAGTGATGAGGAAGACGCTGAAAACATTGTTATCAAATGTACTCCTGAAATTGTTTTGAAAATATTCAAGAGAATCAGCGATGATGATATCACTTTTATGGGGTTTAGTCCGAAATGGTCTAGACCTGAATGGATGATTTGTCAAGTGATGATTGTTCCTCCTCCGGCTGTTCGTCCTTCTGTTAGAAATGACAGCCAGCAAAGAAGTGAAGACGACCTTACACATATCCTCGTGAATATTGTTAAAACCAATAAAACTATTTTCGACAAAATTAAGAGCAATGCATCCGAAAATGTCATTGATGATTGGACAAACGTGTTGACATACTACGCTTGTACACAAATAAACAACAAGATTCCAGGTGTTCCTCCAGTCATCCAAAGATCAGGACGTCCTCTCAAATCTATCGGTGAGAGACTTAATGGAAAAGGCGGTCGTATCCGTGGAAACCTTATGGCAAAACGTGTGGATTACAGTGCTCGTACTGTTATTGGTGCTGAACCCAATATCTCCATCCGTGAACTTGGTGTTCCAATCCGAATTGCAAAGAACCTCACTAAGCCTGTTGTCGTTAACAAACGCAACTATGATTTCTGTATGAAACTCGTTCAAAATGGACCAGACAACTATCCTGGAGCAAAAACCATTGAAAAGAAAAATGGAGTTATTTACAATCTTCGTTATATTGACCGTGGCACAGTTTCACTTGATCTCGGTGACATTGTTCACAGACATATGATGGATGGAGACCCCGTACTTTTCAACCGTCAACCTTCTCTCCACAGAATGAGTATGATGTGTCACTTGGCAAAGATTATGATGGTTGGTGACACTTTCCGTATGAATGTCGCAGACACTAAACCTTACAACGCTGATTTTGATGGTGATGAAATGAATCTTCATATGCCACAAGATGTTGAGTCCGAGGTAGAACTTAAAATGTTGGCGGCTGTCCCATACCAAATCATCAGTCCAGCAAATAACTCTCCAATCATCGGCATTTTCCAAGATAATATGTTAGGATCTTATCAATTTACTCGACCAAATATCAAATTCTCCAAAAAAGATGCAATGAATCTCTTGATGTCTTTCAAAAAAATAAACTACGACTTTACAAATCCAGATAAAGATACTGTTTCAAATTTCGAAATTCTGTCACAAATTATGCCACCGGTTTCTCTACATTACAAAACAAAATTCTATTCGGATAGTGAAGATTACTCCACATCAAACAACGTTGTCGATATTCAAAATGGAGAATTTCATAGAGGTCAATTAGATAAAAGCACTCTTGGTGGAGGTTCCAAGAGTATCCTCCAACGAGTATGTAACGACTTTGGAAATATGCATGCTTCAGAATTTATCGACAACCTTCAAAACATTGTTACTGAATATATGAAAACAAGTTCATATAGCGTTGGTGTAAGCGATTTAATTGCCGACACTAATACCAATAAAAAGATTGTAGAAATTTTGACCGCAAAGAAAGTCGAAGCAAAGACAATTCTGGAACAAGTACACATCGGAGTTTTTGAAAATAACAGCGGTAAAACAAACGAAGAAGAATTCGAGGCAAGAATGGATGCAGTGGTGAAACAAGCCTCTGCCGAAACCGGCAGAACAGGTCTCAAGAGTTTGGACAAAAACAACAGATTCATTACTATGGTAAATGCAGGAAGTAAGGGTTCTGAACTTAACATAACACAAATGATTTCCTGTGTCGGACAACAAAACGTAGATGGAAAAAGAATCCCATATGGATTTGAAAATCGTACTCTTCCACACTTCACAAAATATGACGATGGATTAGAAGCACGTGGATTTGTTGAGAGTTCTTACATCAATGGACTATCACCTTCAGAACTCTTCTTCCATGCTATGGGAGGTCGTATTGGTCTTATTGATACTGCGGTTAAAACTTCACAGACAGGTTATATTCAACGTCGTATCATTAAAGGTCTAGAAGACTTGAAGGTGAATTATGATATGACTGTTAGAGGAACCAAAAACGTTGTCGTACAATTCCAATACGGTGAAGATGGTATGGATACTGTAAAAGTTGAAACACAAAACTATCCTATTCTTAATATGAGCATAGAAGAAATATACAATCACTTCAATGTTCCTGATGGTTCTTTGGGGTCATTCAAAAAATATTTTGAATTGAATGTATTTAAAGCAATGGAAAGAACCCTCCAAAAATATGGAGAGACTTGTAAGAAATATACAGACCTATTGATTAACACTCGTGAAACTATCATCACAAATGTATTCAAAAACAAGATATCTTCTTCAAACAGCGTACATTGTCCTGTTGCTTTCTACTACCTAATCAACAACACCGCAAACCAACTAAATATTTTGAACTACCCTGTTGACATCACTCTTACAGAAGCCTATGATATGATTGAACAAACCTATAAAAATCTTGAACTCATGCACTATTCTAAACCAACTCTTATGTTCAAACTACTCTACTTCTATTGGTTATCTCCGAAACAACTAATTCTTGTCAAAAGGTTTAATAGAGCGTCTCTGAATGTTCTCCTTACAAAAATAGTTGCCACATACAAAAGGTCAATTGTCGCTCCTGGAGAAATGGTTGGAATGATTGCCGCACAAAGTATCGGTGAGGTTTCTACACAGATGACTCTTAACACCTTCCACTTTGCTGGAGTATCATCCAAGTCCAATGTCACGCGTGGAGTTCCTCGCATCGAAGAAATCCTCGACTTGACAGAAGAACCAAAAAATCCATCACTCACTATTTATTTGAAACCAGAAGACCAAACAAAGAAAGAAAAAGCAACGGCTATTATGCATCAACTCGAACACACTCTACTTAAAGACATTGTGGATAGTGTTGAAATCTGTTTTGACCCTGATGATATGAACACTCTCATCGAAGAAGACAGAGAAACAATGAGTCAATATAAAAAATTCCAAAATATGATGAGTGAAGTGTTGGGGTCTGGTTGCGCCGAAGCCGGAAATTACAGCAAGTGGATTATACGATTGACTCTTGACAACCGACGTATGTTAGACAAGAACATTACAATGGAAGACGTTAACTTTACTCTCAACCAAAATTACAAAGAGACAATCAAATGTGTTTATTCTGATTACAACTCAGATAAACTGGTTTTCCGTATCAGACTTTCAACTTCAACAAAAGGCATGAATCCAAAGAATTCTGTTGATGAAAAGGCACCCAGAAAACCACTAGACCAATCAGATCAAATCTATATACTCAAAAGTTTCCAAGACCAACTACTTACAAACACAATTCTCAAAGGTGTGAAGGATCTCAACACAGTTCTTATGCGCAAAATCAAAGATGTAGTTGTGAATGAGGCTGATGGAATATACAATCAACAAGATGTGTGGGTTCTGGACACTGTTGGAACAAATATGATGGAAGTTCTCGGATTGGATTATATCGATGTATACAAAACAATTAGTAATGATATTATTGAGGTATACAACACTCTTGGTATTGAAGCGGCTAGGCAAACTATTTACAATGAGTTGATGGAGGTAATTGAGTTCGACGGCACATATATTAACTCACACCACTACAGTATTCTCTGTGACCGTATGACATATTCGAATCAGTTAATTTCCATCTTCCGGTTTGGAATCAACAAGGACAATATCGGACCTATCGCTAAGGCATCGTTCGAGGAAACACCTGAGATGTTGTTGAAGGCAGCCAGACACGGTGAGTTGGACAACATGAGAGGAGTTTCTGCAAATGTTATGTGTGGACAAGAGGGATATTATGGAACGAGTTCTTTCCAAACTATGTTTGATATTGAGGAATATGTTGCCCTTTCCAGACAATATCAAGAAGTTATGAAGCCTATTCTAGAAAAAGAAGAAGAGGTAAGAATGGAAGAAGAAGAGAAACAAAGGCTTATGAAAAAGGAAAAAATAGAAAAGGCAAAAATGGAACAGACAATTGAACCACGGGAAGTCGAACAAAAGAGAGAACTATTATCGACAGAAACTCACAGAGATGCTTGCCATATCAAGAATCTTGTTATTAGAAATCATGCAAATCATGTGCGACCAATACAGAACCTTAATATCGATGAAGATTACAATATTAATCTGTAAATGTTAGATTGATATTTGATATGAATATAAATCAAATATAAATACAAATATAAATATAAATATTTTTTTATGCTAAAAGTTTAACTTCAAAATAAATATAATATTAAAGCAATATAAATGGAACAATCTAATATTCTTTTGTTCGTGTGATATATGTTATCGTGATTATGATATTAATTTTACTCTATATCTATACCGACACAAATAGACAATTAATTACAGGAGTTGTCTCTATCTTATCAGGATCTACTATTGCACTTGGTTTAATGAATTACATTAATAGTGAAAATACTCGTGTGAACCAAGAGAAAGCCACTGCAAAAAGGAATTACATCGATTTTATAAGTAGCACATTTGATAAGATCGACTCGTATTATTTGGAACGCCCTGAGGATTTACACGATTTGTTTTATGAGTTTTATAGTTATAGCAACTTCCCAATTAATCCACTTGGAAAGAAAAAGAAAACCTCCGACAATGAAATAAATAACGGCAACATTACGGATATTGAATACATAGTGTTATTGAAAATTATTCAACAAATAAACATCATGTTTATTACAAATCCAAATATATTTGAAGACTTGAATTTTAGAAATAAAATCATTAATTACACACGTTCTAATAAGTTCAAAAAGGTATTGTCTTATAACAAGAATAATTTCTCTATTGATTTCATCAACAAATTAAATGAACTGAAAATAATTGATACAAATGAAATCCAGGTAGAACAAATAACGATACCATCACTAAAGCAACCCTCGTGAACCATATAGGTCTCTGTAATTATATTCCTCTTGGTGCTTGGTATTGTTGGGGGGAATATATACATAATTCGATTCCGAGTAATCTTTTTCTAAATAATGAGATCCAAAAAAGTTTTTATTATTGCAAGAATATTTTTTTTTGAATAAAGATCAAACCAAGGGTTGGGTTTGATTTCGATGGGTGTTTGGTAAATGGTTTCAAACCGTTTATTGTTATTTGTCTTTAAGCTTTTACACGATGCCGAAGATAAACAAAGTATTTTTTAAAAAAAAGATAAGGATAATAATGACAAAAAAACTGTAATGTACCTTTTCTTTTATTAAAAAAAATAACCACTGTATTTCTTGTATTTTTGATTATTTTATCCATATACTAAATAAGTTTATTATTTTAATAGAGATTTTAATAAGCGATTATGAGGTTGATTTTTTTGTGTAACCCTACTAAACAGTATTGAAAAATCAATCCT